ATGATCCTGACATCCAATCTGCCGTTCGGGCAGTGGGATCAAACGTTCGCCGGTGATGCAGCACTGACCTCCGCGATGCTGGACCGTATCTTACACCACTCACATGTCGTTCAAATCAAAGGAGAAAGCTATCGACTCAGACAGAAACGAAAAGCCGGGGTTATAGCAGAAGCTAATCCTGAGTAAAACGGTGGATCAATATTGGGCCGTTGGTGGAGATATAAGTGGATCACTTTTCATCCGTCGTTGACAAGTAGCAACTTGTTTTGCTTCATTCTCATCAGTTCCTAAGCTATGAAAACGACCGGATAGTGGATGTTTGTATTGCCAATATACCTTTCCGGTTCGCTTATCTAATTTGCAATATAAATTGGGTATAGAGATTTTGTGAGATCGGGGTCTAGCAGCCATCAGCGATTATCCGTTGGAGTTTTGGGTTTGCGTTTATTGGGAGTTGCGGTTCTGCAAGCGTTCCTACAAAACGGGAATTTCGGTCAATCATCCAGTAGCGACCAACTTTTATAGCGGGTGGGGCCATCATTTTCCCTTGCGCGTATTTTTTCAGAACTCGCTCACTTGGTGCTAAGTCCCCAAATTCTTCTTTAGCCCAGTCCTGTAAAGTGATTAGTCGAGACATTTGTCCTCCTCTTAGCTGCTGAGGGAGTTTGTGACCGATATATCTGACATGATATTAAGCTCATGGCAGGTACATCTCTTGACTGGTCATAGAGATAAATTTAATGCTGAGAAATGCAGTATTGAATTTATCAATTTTTCTATTTCCTGCGTATGGCACGTAACTTCTTAATGTGTTCTGCCGTTTCGATCTCTTCTGCTATCCGATCTGCATCAGCTTTATTCACAGGTTCAAAGTCATGATTAAAGCGGAACATGCTGGCGATACATGTTCTGCCTTTTCGGATGTAGTGAACTTTGTTGTGGGTAGAACGCAGGATTTTGCAGGGAGTGCCGTGGTGGTCGACGTACCAGGTGTTAGGAAAAATGATTCTGAACATTTTTACACCTCAGTTGGACGATGTTGAAATTTGCTGCTTTGAGGCCATCACAGTCCCCATTGTTTGTTCTTAAGTTCGATCTCCTCCTGGCAACTTGCACAAGTCCGACAACCCTGAACGGCCAGGCGTCTTCGTTCATCTATCGGATCGCCACACTCACAACAATGAGTGGCAGATATAGCCTGGTGGTTCAGGCGGCGCATTTTTATTGCTGTGTTGCGCTGTAATTCTTCAATTTCTGATGCTGAATCAATGATGTCTGCCATCTTTCATTAATCCCTGAATTGTTGGTTAATACGCTTGAGGGTGAATGCGAATAATAAAAAAGGAGCCTGTAGCTCCATGATGATTTTGTTTTTCATGTTCACCGTTCCTTAAAGACGCCGTTTAACATGCCGATCGCCAGGCTTAAATGAGTCGGTGTGAATCCCATCAGCGTTACCGTTTCGCGGTGCTTCTTCAGTACGCTACGGCAAATGTCATCGACGTTTTTATCCGGAAACTGCTGTCTGGCTTTTTTGATTTCATAATTAGCCTGACGGGCAATACTGCGAAGGGCGTTTTCTTGCTGAGGTGTCATTGAACAAGTCCCATGTCGGCAAGCATAAGCACACAGAATATGAAGCCCGCTGCCAGAAAAATGCATTCAGTGGTTGTCATACCTGGTCTCTCTCATCTGCTTCTGCTTTCGCCACCATCATTTCCAGCTTTTGTGAAAGGGATGTGGCTAACGTATGAAATTCTTCGTCTGTTTCTACTGGTATTGGCACAAACCTGACTCCAATTTGAGCGAGGCTATGTGCCATCTCGATACTCGTTCTTAACTCAACGGGAGATGCTTTGTGCATACAGCCCCTCGTTTATTATTTATCTCCTCAGCCAGCCGCTGGGCTTTCAGTGGATTTTGGATAACAGAAAGGCCGGGAAATACCCAGCCTCGCTTTGTAACGGAGTAGACGAAAGTGATCGCGCCTACCCGGATATTATCGTGAGGATGCGTCATCGCCATTGCTCCCCAAATACAAAACCAATTTCAGCCAGTGCCTCGTCCATTTTTTCGATGAACTCCGGCACCATCTCGTCAAAACTCGCCATGTACTTTTCATCCCGCTCAACCACGACATAATGCAGTCCTTCACGCTTCATACGCGGGTCATAGTTGGCAAAGTACCAGGCATCTTTTCGCGTCACCCACATGCTGTACTGCACCTGGGCCATGTAAGCCGACTTTATGGCCTCGAAACCACCGAGCCGGAACTTCATGAAATCCCGGGAGGTAAACGGGCATTTCAGCTCAAGGCCATTGCCGTCACTGCATAAACCATCGGGAGAGCAGGCGGTGCGCATACTTTCGTCGCGATAGATGATCGGGGATTCAGTAACATTCACGCCGGAAGTGAATTCAAACAGGGTTCTGGCGTCGTTCTCGTACTGTTTTCCCCAGGCCAGCGCCTTAGCATTAACTTCCGGAGCCACACCGGTGCAAACCTCAGCCAGCAGGGTGTGGAAGTAGGACATTTTCATGTCAGGCCACTTCTTTCCTGAGCGGGGCTTTGCTATCACGTTGTGAACTTCTGAAGCGGTGATGACGCCGAGCCGTAATTTGTGCCATGCATCATCCCCCTGTTCGACAGCTCTCACGTCGATCCCGGTACGCTGCAGGATAATGTCCGGTATCATGCTGCCGCCTTCTGCTCAGTGGCTTTCTGTTTCAGGAATCCAAGAGCTTTCACTGCTTCGGCCTGTGTCAGTTCTGACGATGCGCGAATGTCGCGGCGAAATATCTGGGAACAGAGCGGCAATAAGTCGTCATCCCATGTTTTATCCAGGGCGATCAGCAGAGTGTTAATCTCCTGCATGGTTTCATCGTTAACCGGAGTGATGTCGCGTTCTGGCTGACGTTCTGCAGTGTATGCAGTATTTTCGACAATGCGCTCGGCTTCATCCTTGTCATAGATACCAGCAAATCCGAAGGCGAGACGGGCACACTGAATCATGGCTTTATGCCGTAACATCCGTTTGGGATGCGACTGCCACGGGCCGGTGATTTCTCTGCCTTCGCGGGTTTTGAATGGTTCGCGGCGGCATTCATCCATCCACTCGGTAACGCAGATCGGATGATTACGGTCCTTGCGGTAAATCCGGCATGTACAGGATTCATTGTCCTGCTCAAAGTCCATGCCATCAAACTGCTGGTTTTCATTGATGATGCGGGACCAGCCATCAACGCCCACCACCGGAACGATGCCGTTCTGCTTATCAGGGAAGGCGTAAATTTCTTTCGTCCACGGATTAAGGCCGTACTGGTTGGCGACGATCAACAATGCGATGAACTGCGCATCGCTGGCATCGCCTTTAAATGCTGTCTGGCGAAGAGTGGTGATCAGTTCCTGTGGGTCGACAGAATCCATGCCGACACGTTCAGCCAGCTTCCCTGCCAGCGTTGCGAGTGCTGTACTCATCCGTTTTATACCTCTGAATCAATATCAACCTGATGGTGAGCAATGGTTTCAACCATGTACCGGATGTGTTCTGCCATGCGCTCCTGAAACTCAACATCGTCATCAAACGCACGGGTAATGGCTTTTTTGCTGGCCCCGTGGCGTTGCAAATGATCGATGCAGAGTGATTCAAACAGGTGCTGGGACAGACCCTTTTCCATGTCGTCTGCCAGTTCTGCCTCTATCTCTTCACGGGCGATCTGCTGGTAGTGACGTGCCCAGCTCTGAGCCTCAAGACGATCCTGAATGTAATAAGCGTTCATGGCTGAACTCCTGAAAATGGCTGTGAAAATATCGCCCGCGAAATGCCCGGCTGATTAGGAAAACAGGAAAGGGGATTAGTGATTGAGGCCGTTACCGCGTCCGTCGAGAAAAACTTCCACGAGCAAATCACGGGTATAAGTGCGCTCGATGCCGCGATGCAGATAAAGCCGTCCGCGTAAATTAGCTGATGCAGTCCAGGTACCATCTTTGTGTTTGACCAGCATTCCTGGCATGACCGCACCTCGATTAACGGTCTGCGTTCCGTAATGTTGATGAACCATAAAAACTCCTGCCCGTAAGCTGGGCTGCTGAACATATAGAGACTTCTGCGCGTATTCAGGCGGTGGATGGCCGCCGGTTGTCATAACTAAGCCGCCTCGTTGAAGCGACTGAGGTATGAGGTGTTGAGTTGATTTCAGCTGGTCACACCGACGTTCACGCGTCCGCTTCACCCCTCGCACTCCCCGGAGCCTGCTGAAATTCAAGCTGCGGATCTAAGCGGTCATCGCAACGGTGAATCAGGTGATTGCCGTATCGTTGTGTTGTTGCGACATGGTGATAATAGCTATTGCTATTGGCTATATCAATACTTATTGCTATTAATTGATGTGTTTTGATATTAACTGTTTGATAGCAAAAAGAATTAATTTTGTGACTTGCATCGCATAGCGATAACTGAAGCGAGGTCGTGGTGGTTTTTTGAACGGTTTATGTGATGAGGGGAGGCAAAAGAAAACCCGGCACGACGGCCGGGGAAATCATTTCGCATCTACAATAAATAACCTGTTTATCTGGCCTTTTTTAACAGTAGCCTTTGCGGTTATAGTGAATACTGCAGATGGATCACCTTTGGTTGATATATATGCACTAAGAGCTCTAATATACGGGTTATTCTTCTTTCCTGCAGCTGGATCGCTAATTTCAGCAGTGATTCTCTTTTTTGAGTCATCACCATCTAAAATTATTTTAGCTGTCATATTTTGTGCATCAAATTCTGTAAGAAAAGCACGATACTCACGAAGACCGAGAACTTCATCATCATCAAGCCTATCAATTTCAGCTTTATCTCTCTCGTTAACTTTTAGAAGGCAGCCGTCAACATTTGTTGCAACACTTATCTGATCGCAAGTATTACCAATAGGTGATACTGCCTGCCTTACAGAGGGGCGAAGCTCTACAGCCATTCGGTCAATCAAAGAGATCAACTTATCAATGGTTCCAGCATCCTTGTTTCCTAGTGCCTCTATGGCCTTTTCAAGTGACTGCTGCAAAGCTTTCATTTCATCTTTCTTGTTAGAATTTCTCGCAAAAATATATTGTAGTATTGCGCCAAGTATAGTTGCGGCGATCCCCGAGAACAACTGGTTCTGAGTGGCGAAGTTAAGAACTGCTTCAAGAGTAAAGCAGTTAGCTTTTGCTTCGCGTGCGTAAACCTTAACTTCCTGATAATTAATGTATTTACTATATTTTTGTGTAACAGAGAAAGAAGCTGCTGTTGAGAGAACTTTAGAAAAACCCTTTAGGGATTCTCCTAGGCAGTTCAAATCTATTTCATGATTTAAAGCATCTTTTCCGTCATACCTAAGAGAGATTTTTATATCCTGTAAAGCGTCACAATCCATAAATCGCTCTCGTCTAATTCTAATTAAATTTACTATCCCCTAAACGACTCATCAGCACAGTACTGATTATCCATGTTTCCTGTACGTCTGGGGCATGCTCCCAATAACCTTACCGAAGATGAACACCCGGTTCATCTCGTCTTTCTCGATCGGGTCCCACGGTGAGTAGCTCTTGTTATCAGAGATAACCAGCAGCTTATCCTTCATCATTTGCAGGCGCTTTACATGGGCGGTGTCGTCGTACAGAAACGCATAGATGCCATCACCGTCGAAAGATTTAACCGTGATATCAACGAACAGAAGATCACCAGGTTCAATCGTTCCTGACATGCTGTCACCGCGTACGTTAATGATGCGGATATTTTCTGCCTTCCTACCATCGAACATGTGACGAGCATCGTCAAACGAGTACTCAACCGAGCGTAGAACTTCTACAAACTCACGGTTGATGACTCCCGGCCCGGCACTCACTTCTATATCAAGAACGTCAATCTTGAAGTATTTGGGATGGTTGGCAGTAGGCTTCCCTAATTGTTGACCGTCATTTCTCATCGGGCCTATGCCTGATGAGAGCCACTCTGTTCGAACACCCAATGCATTAGCTATTTCAACAATTTTTGTTGAGCCGCGCGCGTTGCCGCTTGTCAGTCTCCAGATTGTGGGTTGAGCTACGCCAGACGCCTTTGCAAGAGCGCCTTGAGACATTCCAGATTGTTCCATCGCTAGGTTTAAGCGATCAGCAAGAGTTTCTTTTTTCATAAGTTTTAATTTATACGCTTGCGTATTGATGGTCAAAACACGTTTTGCTATTGCTATGATTAATACGCATTGCTATTATTTATTCATTGTAATACCAATAGGAATTAATAATGACAAATCAAACCATTCAACTCGCAATCAGTATTACAGGTAGTCAAAAACGACTGGCAGATCTATGCGGTGTAGCCCAGCCCACTGTTTGGCGTTGGCTACACGGTGGCGGAATTGATGCCCGCTATGTAATGAAAATTGTCTCAGCCACTGGTGGAAAGATTAAACCAGCAGATATTCGTCCCGACCTCGCACCATTGTTTAACGCGAGTAATTCTGCCGCCTAATCTGCGGCGTTAACTGATAAGGCAATGACTATGCAACCACTTACATACCAACAGACTAGCGGATTTAGCCCGACTGCGGTGATAAATCGTTCTCAAACAAAACAGGCGCCAGGCCACGAAAAAATCCGTGATGCCGTTCGCGCCTGGTCGGCTGCAGATAATCAGGATGTTGTTGCCGCACTCATTGTGAATGAGTATCGGGAGCAGGGCGGCGGCACCATCGATTTCCCTGATGATGTCAGCCGTGCACGCCAGAAGCTGTTCCGCTTCCTCGATAACAAATTCGATTCTGAAAAATACCGAAATAACGTGCGTGAACTGACCCCGGCAATTCTGGCGGTACTACCGCTGGAATATCGCGGCCACCTGGTTGAGCAGGATAGCTTCATGGCTCGGCTGGCTGAAATGGAAAAGGAACTCAGTGAGGCAAAACAGGCTGTCATTCTCAACGCACCACGCCACCAGAAACTGAAGGAGATGAGTGAAGGCATTGTGTCGATGTTTCGTGTGGACCCGGATCTGGCTGGTCCACTGATGGCGATGGTCACCACCATGCTGGGGGCAATATGACAGGTTCGGAAATGGCGAAAGCCGGTCTGCGCGAACAGAACCGACTTTCAGGTGCAAATCGTAACACACTCATTGCGGGAGGAATTATGGCAAACACTGCTGAGATATTCAATTTTCCAGTGCCGGATGTGGCACAAAAGGAGCCGCGCGTGGCAGATCTCGATGATGGTTATACGCGCATTGCAAATGAGTTGCTGGAAGCTGTGATGCTGGCCGGATTAACACAGCACCAGCTTCTGGTCTTCCTGGCTGTCATGCGCAAAACATATGGCTTTAATAAAAAACTGGATTGGGTGAGCAACGAGCAACTTTCCGAGTTGACCGGGATATTGCCGCACAAGTGTTCTGCTGCAAAAAGTGTTCTGATAAAGCGTGGGATTTTTATTCAGAGCGGGCGGAATATCGGCATTAATAATGTGGTCAGTGAATGGTCAACATTACCCGAATCAGGTAAGAAAAATAAAGTTTACCTGAAAGAGGTAAATTTACCTGAATCAGGTAAGAAAAGTTTACCCAAATCAGGTAAAGACGTTTACCCGAATCAGGTAAACACAAAAGACAAACTAACAAAAGACAATATAAAACCTTTTTCGTCCGAGAATTCTGGCGAATCCTCTGACCAGCCAGAAAACGATCTTCCTGTGGTGAAACCGGATGCTGCAATTCAGAGCGGCAGCAAGTGGGGGACAGCAGAAGACCTGACCGCCGCAGAGTGGATGTTTGACATGGTGAAGACCATCGCGCCATCAGCCAGAAAACCGAATTTTGCAGGGTGGGCTAACGATATCCGCCTGATGCGTGAACGTGACGGACGTAACCACCGCGACATGTGTGTACTGTTCCGCTGGGCATGCCAGGACAACTTCTGGTCCGGTAACGTGCTAAGTCCGGCCAAACTCCGCGACAAGTGGACCCAACTCGAAATCAACCGTAACAAGCAACAGGCTGGCGTGACAGCCGGAAAATCAAAACTCGACCTGACAAACACTGACTGGATTTATGGGGTGGATTTATGAAAAACATCGCCGCACAGATGGTTAACTTTGACCGTGAGCAGATGTGCCGGATCGCCAATAACATGCCGGAACAGTACGACGAAAAGCCGCAGGTACAGCAGGTAGCGCAGATCATCAACGGTGTGTTCAGCCAGTTACTGGCAACTTTCCCGGCGAGTCTGGCTAACCGGGACCAGAACGAACTGAACGAAATCCGCCGCCAGTGGGTTCTGGCTTTCCGGGAAAACGGGATCACCACAATGGAACAGGTTAACGCAGGAATGCGCGTAGCCCGTCGGCAGAATCGACCATTCCTGCCATCACCCGGGCAGTTTGTTGCCTGGTGTCGGGAAGAAGCATCCGTTACCGCCGGGCTGCCAAACGCCAGCGAGCTGGTTGATATGGTTTACGAGTATTGCCGGAAGCGTGGCCTTTATCCGGATGCAGAGTCTTATCCATGGAAATCAAACGCGCATTACTGGTTGGTTACCAACCTGTATCAGAACATGCGAGCCAATGCGCTGACTGACGCGGAATTACGGCGCAAGGCTGCCGATGAACTGACCTGTATGACAGCGCGAATTAACCGTGGTGAGGCTATACCTGAACCAGTAAAACAAATTCCTGTCATGGGCGGTAGACCTCTAAATCGTGCACAGGCTCTGGCGAAGATCGCAGAAATCAAAGCTAAGTTTGGGCTGAAAGGAGCAAGAGTATGACGGGCAAAGAGGCAATTATTCATTACCTGGGGACTCATAAGAACTTCTGTGCGCAGGACGTTGCCGCGGTAACAGGCGCAACCGTAACCAGCATAAATCAGGCTGCGGCTAAAATGGCGCGGGCAGGAATCCTGGTCGTTGATGGTAAGGTCTGGCGAACGGTGTATTATCGGTTCGCTACCAGAGAAGAACGGGAAGGAAAGGTGAGCGCGAATTTGATTTTTAAGGAGTGTCGCCAGAGTGCCGCGATGAAACGGGTATTGAGGGTATATAAAAGAACATCAATGGGTACACAATGATGAAACAGGTGAGTTGAGTTCAAACTGTAGTACAATTCTCTCCAGTTTGAACAGGAAAGAATATGCTATGAACCCTTATATTTATCTTGGTGGTGCAATACTTGCACAGGTCATTGGTACAACCTTAATGAAGTTTTCAGAAGGTTTTACACGGTTATGGCCATCTGTTGGTACAATTATTTGTTATTGTGCATCATTCTGGTTATTAGCTCAGACGCTGGCTTATATACCTACAGGGATTGCTTATGCTATCTGGTCAGGAGTCGGTATTGTCCTGATTAGCTTACTATCATGGGGATTTTTCGGCCAACGGTTGGACCTGCCAGCCATTATAGGCATGATGTTGATTTGTGCCGGTGTGTTGGTTATTAATTTATTGTCACGAAGCACACCACATTAAAAATAATTTATTTTTAAACGACTAAAATATGGAGGTTCGTATATTTGTATGGGCCTCGTTTTATGCTTTTTGTTAATGTCTTTAGTTTTTATTCATTCTTTTGAACTTTCAAGATTATGGTGTAAGAAAATTGCAATACGATTATTGTTGTATATTCAAGATAATGTGACCTTAATTGTCTTTTTAAATAAAAATTAAACAAAAATCATATCTCACCACTAAGGTTTATAAAAGCATACTTTAGCAGGTGTCACCATGAAAAAAGCCATAGCATATATGCGATTTTCATCACCAGGTCAGATGTCTGGTGATTCATTAAACCGCCAGAGAAGGCTTATTACTGAATGGCTAAAGGTAAATAGTGATTATTACCTTGATACCGTAACGTATGAAGATTTGGGGTTAAGCGCATTCAATGGAAAGCATGCACAATCAGGAGCTTTTTCGGAATTTTTAGATGCTATAGAACATGGTTACATATTGCCAGGGACTACATTGTTAGTTGAAAGTCTGGACAGACTTTCAAGAGAAAAAGTCGGTGAAGCGATTGAGCGTCTGAAATTGATTTTGAATCACGGTATTGATGTTATAACTCTTTGCGATAATACAGTCTATAATATAGACTCATTGAATGAGCCATATTCATTAATAAAAGCCATACTTATAGCACAAAGGGCAAATGAAGAAAGCGAGATAAAGTCAAGTCGGGTTAAATTATCATGGAAGAAAAAACGGCAGGATGCACTGGAATCAGGCACGATTATGACGGCGTCTTGTCCGAGATGGCTCTCATTGGATGACAAAAGAACAGCTTTTATTCCAGACCCCGACAGGGTGAAAACGATTGAGCTAATTTTTAAACTCAGGATGGAAAGGCGATCATTGAATGCAATAGCTAAGTATTTAAATGATCATGCTGTAAAAAATTTTTCAGGAAAAGAAAGTGCATGGGGGCCTTCTGTAATTGAAAAATTATTAGCGAATAAAGCTCTGATAGGTATATGCGTACCTTCATATCGTGCAAGAGGGAAAGGGATAAGTGAAATCGCTGGCTATTATCCCAGAGTCATATCAGATGATTTGTTTTACGCTGTACAGGAAATTCGGTTGGCACCTTTTGGTATTAGCAATAGTAGCAAGAATCCTATGCTAATAAATCTACTTCGAACAGTTATGAAGTGTGAGGCTTGTGGTAATACCATGATTGTTCATGCGGTATCTGGACGTTTGCATGGCTATTATGTTTGTCCGATGAGAAGATTACATCGATGTGACAGGCCATCAATAAAAAGAGATTTGGTTGATTATAATATCATTAATGAATTGCTTTTTAATTGTAGCAAAATTCAACCAGTTGAAAACAAGAAAGATGCTAATGAAACTTTAGAGTTAAAAATTATTGAGCTTCAGATGAAAATTAATAATTTAATCGTTGCATTGTCTGTCGCGCCTGAAGTTACCGCTATAGCAGAGAAAATAAGACTATTAGATAAGGAATTACGAAGGGCTTCGGTATCATTAAAAACTTTGAAGAGTAAAGGGGTGAGTTCACTTGGTGATTTTCATGCTATTGATTTAACCAGTAAAAATGGGCGAGAGCTATGTCGTACACTTGCCTATAAAATATTCGAAAAAATTATAATTAATACAGATAATAAAACCTGTGATATCTATTTTATGAATGGCATTGTTTTTAAACACTATCCTTTAATGAAAGTAATATCCGCCCAGCAGGCGATAAGCACTCTTAAATATATGGTTGATGGTGAGATTTATTTTTGAGTAATAATCACTTTTTCAACCGTGCTATGGTATGAAAGTAAAGTAACTACTATGATATTAACTATCTTGAACGAAGCGCCCTGAGCTATAGTTTTACTATAGGCACTGCCACTGGATGTTGGCATTCTCGCTCTAGTAGCTCAACAATACCCAATCACAAAACAATTCACTGATAACAAACTTTGTGCACGTGCTTAGTTATGGCGAACAGGTGATGTTAACCTCCTGCCAGAATGCCACTCCACTTCATTAAGTATCTGAGCACCGAGAGGCTGGTCACGCCCCCATTAAAAATAATTTCTTTTGAATCGAGTGAAATAGGTTAGCCCGCATAAGTGCGGGCTGCTTTTTACAGGTCAGCGTTTGTTTTTTGTTGTTGGGTAGCGGTTTTTATGGGGGTTCCCAGGTTTTTAGTAAACCACTCAACAACTCTGTTTATAATAATTGGCTGATACCATGTATTATCGCCATGCTCAGCCCCTTCTACCAGAACGTACTCAGCGTTATCGCCGTTCTTCTTCAACATCCTGAATAGTTTGGCGCTTTGCTCAGGTGAAACCAGAGTGTCTTTGCTACCATGCATAATAAGAAATGGGGGGTTTACTCCTTTCATATGTCCGATTGGACTGGCGTTTAGCGCTTTTTCTTTTGACGCTGTGATGGGGGCTCCCGCAAAATTTCTGAATGCAGGGCCATTGATCATTAAGGCTTCGGTTACGGCAGGAGAGCGATGAACCTCCTGCACTGATTCAGGGAACCCCTCGCCAATATTCAACAAGTCAGAAATCCCATAAAGTGTGGCAACTGCCTGAACATCTGAGGATTGCTGAAGAAAGTCACCTTTATCAAAGGTTTTGTCACCATTTGTAGTTCCCATCATCTGAGCAAGCCATCCACCGGCAGAGTCACCCAGAACTCCGATTCTTTGAGGATCAATCCCATAATTGCTGGCATGCTCTCTCAGGTAACGTATTGCAGCTTTTCCATCCTCAACTGGTGCTGGAAATGTATCAGGAATTGTTCTGTATTCTACAGCGGCCACAACAAAACCAGCTTCTGCCAGAGCCATTCTCATTTCAATAAATTTGTCATGTTCAGAAGACATGAATCCGCCGCCGGGATAATAAATAATGGCTGGTTTTAAATCATTTGTTCGCGGGACAAGAACTGACATGTGAAGCTGTCTGACAGAACGAGTTCCTTTTATCTGGGAATAAACAACATCACCAATGAGATCGACCTGGTTTCTGGTCGGTGAAACACTAATGATATCTGCACCCGGGGTGTAACCAGGAAGATTAGTCTGGACAGGTGTTGCACAACTCCCGACCGACATGGCCATTGACATACCATACAATAGTGTTGCAGATGATAATATCTTGTTAATTTTCATGTTTTACATGCCTTGACTTATCGGATGAAATTCTCTTACTGAATTTAACGGCAGTTTAATAGCCGTACAACTCGTGGTAGCCAGGGAAATATCCCAGTCGTGGTTAAGGTTGTACTTGACGGCTATTATTTCAACAATGCTTAAAGTGAGAGCTTAAGGTTATGCGTATGTTTTACAGTCCGAGTAGATTCTGACCAATAGCTTCTTTGTATAATTCTGTCAGAAATAAATCTTGGCTTGCATGAAGTTTGAGACCTTATCTTGTTTGATTATGAATAATCAATTCGCCATAATTGTATCACCGGAGCCTGAACAACTCCGGTGACTTCTGCGCTAAACGGGGACGTTTATGCGCACACACAATCCAAACTCTCTTCTCCCTTCACAGATGCAGAAATGCACCTGCGTTTTTTTGCATCCAGCGTCTGACCTCTGTGGAGGTGAAGCGTGAACCTACCACAAGATGGCATCAAACTGCATCGCGGTAACTTCATCGCTATCGGCCAGCAGATCCAGCCTTATCTGGAGAACGGAAAATGCTTTCGCATGGTGCTTAAACCGTGGCGTGAGAAACGCAGTCTTTCCCAGAATGCACTCAGCCACATGTGGTACAGCGAAATCAGTGAATACCTCATCAGCAGGGGGAAATCGTTCGCTACCGCAGCATGGGTAAAAGATGCTCTCAAACACACATACCTCGGTTATGAAACCAAGGACCTGGTTGATGTCGTAACCGGCGAAATCACTACTATCCAGTCGTTACGCCATACCTCCGATCTCGATACCGGAGAGATGTATGTCTTCCTGTGTAAGGTTGAAGCCTGGGCGGTGAATATTGGCTGCCACCTGACTATTCCGCAGAGCTGCGAGTTCCAGCTGCTGCGCGACAAGCAGGAGGCGTAATGGCTACACCGCTTATTCGTGTCATGAACGGACACATCTACAGAGTACCAAATCGTCGTAAGCGTAAGCCTGAGCTGAAACCATCCGAAATACCAACACTGCTCGGATATACCGCCAGCCTGGTTGATAAAAAATGGTTGCGACTGGCAGCAAGGAGGAATCATGGCTGATTTGAGAAAAGCAGCACGTGGTCGGGAATGCCAGGTAAGAATCCCTGGCGTATGTAATGGCAATCCTGAAACGTCAGTACTGGCACATATCCGGCTGGCTGGATTGTGCGGCACCGGTATTAAACCGCCAGACCTTATTGCCACCATTGCATGTTCTGACTGTCACGACGAGATCGACCGTCGCACGCATTTTGTTGACGCTGGATATGCAAAAGAATGCGCGCTGGAAGGTATGGCGAGAACGCAGGTTATCTGGCTGAAAGAGGGGGTAATTAAGGCGTGAATACTTACCATATCACACTACCCTGGCCGCCGAGCAATAATCGCTATTACCGCCATAATCGTGGGCGCACGCACGTCAGCGCAGAGGGGCAAGCATACCGCGATAATGTCGCCCGAATCATTAAAAACGCAATGCTGGATATCGGCCTGGCTATTCCTGTGAAAATCAGCATTGAGTGCCACATGCCGGATCGCCGTCGCCGTGACCTTGATAATCTGCAAAAGGCCGCTTTTGACGCACTCACCAAAGCAGGTTTCTGGCTGGATGATGCTCAGGTCGTTGATTACCGCGTTGTGAAGATGCCCGTTACCAAAGGTGGGAAGCTGGAGCTGACCATCACCGAAATGGGGAATGAATGATATTTGAGTTTTATATGGCAGAACGTCTTCGCCACCGCTGGATGCGCCTGCGCTTATATCGTTTTCCTGGTTCTGTTTTGGCCGATTACCGGATACTGAAGAATTACGCCAAAACACTGAAAGGAGCATGTGTATGAAGTCAGAGATAACAATCGACTAATACTGTTTTGTTGATTTTTGCTTGTAATTGGCGTTCTGGCCTAATTTTTGTGGAGTAAGTTGATGCGTGATGTTCAGATGGTTCTTGAGCGTTGGGGGGCGTGGGCAGCTAATAATCATGAAGATGTGACCTGGTCGTCCATTGCTGCCGGTTTTAAGGGATTAATTCCTTCAAAAGTAAAATCTCGCCCGCAATGTTGTGACGATGACGCGATGATCATTTGCGGGTGCATGGCCCGTCTGAAAAAGAACAACAGCGATTTACACGATTTATTAGTAGATTATTATGTATGTGGTATGACATTCATGTCACTGGCAAGTAAGCATTGCTGCTCGGATGGTTATATCGGGAAAAGGTTACAGAAGGCTGAGGGCATAATTGAAGGGATGTTAATGGCATTAGATATCCGGTTAGATATGGATATCGTTGCTAATAATTCTAATTGATATGCAATTGTTTACTAAAAGTTATTAAAAATGGGGCGTGGAAACGCCCCCAAAATAAAGGGTAATATATAACAGAAGGTTTATATAGTAAGAAGCAAGGTAGTGCTTCTAAAGGAAGTGGCTTGAGGGCTCCACTTATATGTTGCGGAGGCAAAGCCTCCCGCAACATATCTTTTTCGTAAGTCAGATTAGAACTGATAAACCAGACCTACAGCGACGATGTCGTCGGTATCAATACCAGCTGTTTTGGTAAACTTACTATCGTCAATTAAGTTGATTTTGTAATCAACAAAAGTGGACATGTTTTTATTAAAGTAGTAAGTAGCACCGACATCGACATACTTGACTAAGTCTCGGTCACCATGAACACCAAGGTCTTTACCTTTTGACTGAAGGTAAGCAACAGATGGGCGCAGACCGAAGTCAAACTGATATTGTGCTACTGCTTCAAAGTTTTGTGCTTTGTTTGCAATATGGTTATTACCAAAAACGGTCATATTCTGAGTTTCAGAATATGTGGTAGCCAGATAGATATTGTTCGCATCATATTTCAGGCCTGCAGCCCATACTTCCGCATTTTTGCCGGAGGCATTGAATTTGCTCTTACCATAGGCGACCTGACCGTCAGTGCGATCTGATTTAGCATAGGTTGCACCCACGCCGAATCCTTCATACTCATAAGTAGTGGAGAAACCGAAACCATCACCATTGGCTTCAGTTACGTCAGTGCGGTCATTTTTACCCTGATACTGAGCAGCAAAGTTCAGGCCATCGACCAGACCAAAGAAGTCGTTGTTACGATAAGTTGCAACACCAGTAGTGCGACCAGTCATGAACACATCTGTTTGGGTCCAGGTATCACCACCGAATTCTGGCAGAACGTCAGTCCACGCACCGATGTCGTATGCTACACCGTAGTTACGGCCGTAATCGATTGAGCCGTAATCACCAAATTTCAGGCCTGCAAATGCAAGACGGGTTTTGTCTTTGGAAGAACCTTGAGATTCAGCACGGTTGCCTTTGAATTCATATTCCCACTGACCGAAACCAGTCAGTTGATCGTTGATTTGGGTTTCACCTTTGAAGCCAAGACGGGCATAAGTAGTATCACCATCATCTGCATCATTAGAGGAGAAGTAGTGCTTGGCATTAACTTTCCCGTATAGATCCAGCTTGTTACTGTCTTTATTATAAATTTCAGCTGCCTGAGCAGACATCGCCATCAGTACTGATGCAGCTACAGCAGAAATTGCCACTGTTAATTTTTTCATTGTACGCCCTTTTTTTGAACTATTATTAAAAAATGATGTCACTGCGCGATAAATATTCATCTAATCAATGTGATTATTTCAAGATGTAAGTTTTAGTTTCTCATTTAATTTGTGAAGTAGATCTCTATTTTTATCTGAACCTTTTCTATCTAATCCTATTCATGGCTCTTGTTTGAACGAAAATAAATCTATTAGCTAATTTATATTAATGGCACTTATTTATAAGCGCTCTATAATTCTTTAGCTTAATTTAAACAAACTAAAAATAACATCGGAAATTATTCATTGGTTATTTGTTGAAGTTTTCTTATGTATTTGTGGTGGTGTTTTGAACACTCGGTGGCATTCTCACAAATATCATTTAGTAGTTTACGTACGTAAAAAATTGGTTATGCTGTTAAGAGTGGTTACTTCGTCACACAGCTTAAACCCGCCGTCGAGCGGGTTTTTCCATTTTTTGAGTCTCGATATTAGCTGATAACCCAATACCTGAGTTATTCACTGACTCCGAATCTGTTACGTTTCTGCCTTTATTGCGATACGTAGTATCCCCTTAATTTACACCCGCTTTGTCTGCGAGGTGGGGTTATGAAATCCATGGATAAGTTAACAACGGGTGTCGCCTATGGTACCTCAGCAGGTAGTGCCGGGTACTGGTTTTTACAGTTGCTCGATAAAGTCACGCCCTCACAGTGGGCGGCAATAGGTGTGCTGGGTAGTCTGGTATTTGGCTTGCTGACGTATCTGACAAACCTTTATTTCAAGATTAAAGAAGATAAGCGTAAGGCTGCGAGAGGTGAATAATGTCGCCATCATTACGCAAGGCTATTGCTGCTGCTATTGGTGGTGGGGCTGTTGCCATAGCGTCTGTGCTCATCACTGGTCCGAGTGGTGACGATGGCCTGGAAGGTGTCAGCTACATACCATACAAAGATATCGTTGGCGTATGGACTGTATGTCACGGACACACCGGAAAAGACATCATGCTCGGTAAAACGTATACCGAAGCAGAATGCAAAGCCCTCCTGAATAAAGACCTTGCCACTGTCGCCAGACAAATTAACCCGTACATCAAAGTCGATATACCGGAAACAACGCGCGGCGCTCTTTACTCGTTCGTTTACAACGTGGGCGCTGGCAATTTCAGAACATCGACGCTTCTTCGCAAAATAAACCAGGGCGATATCAAAGGCGCATGTGATCAGCTACGGCGCTGGACATACGCTGGCGGTAAGCAATGGAAAGGGCTGATGACTCGCCGTGAGATTGAGCGTGAAGTCTGTTTGTGGGGGCAACAATGAGCAGAGTAACCGCGATTATCTCCGCTCTGGTTATCTGCATCATCGTCTGCCTGTCATGGGCTGTTAATCATTACCGTGATAACGCCATCGCCTACAAAGAGCAGCGCGACAAAGCCGCATCTACTATCGCTGACATGCAGAAGCGTCAACGTGATGTAGCAGAACTCGACGCCAGATACACAAAGGAGCTTGCTGATGCTAACGCGACTATCGAAAGTCTACGTGCTGATGTTTTTGCTGGTCGTAAGTGGCTGCGCGTCAAAGCAGTCTGTCCGGACATGCATAAAACCACCGCCGCCTCCGGCGTGGATGATGGTGCCAGCCCCAGACTTACTGACACCGCTCAACGGGATTATTTCGTTCTCAGAGAGCGCATCGAAACCGTAACTAACCAATTGAATGGTCTGCAAGAGTATGTGAGATCACTGTGTTCATATTAGAAAAGTCTTATCATAAGATTTTTGTATATGGATGCATTATGTCTCAATACGCTCAAGCCGCTTTAAATGCTTATCAATTGGTTGCTCATAACTCAATGTCTCCTCGTGATGCATGGGAGGCTGCTGTCGCTGAGGTTACAGAAAGCGAATCGGCAAGAAAGAAGGGATGCCCAAGGGCAACGTTTCTCGCTCTGGCGGATAGCGGTTATCTGAAGAATGTAAAACAACATCATGGGGAGAAAAAGATCGGTAAGTTGTACCAAAGGGCAATTGAAGTTGCGAATCTGATTCTTGATTTACCCGGAATTAGCAAAGCTGAGCTAGTTGATAAAACTTGCTATAAAGACAGGCAAGGATCTTATGACATTGCTCTAACTCTCGCTCAGCACGGATTACTCCAGCGTCCTCAATAAGATATTAAGTGATTTATGGCCTCGCTTTTAGCGGGGCTTTTTCATATCTGAATCTCACCATGCATATCATCACCTGACTGGAACGTCAGGAGAATTCGTTACCGGGATTCGATAAAGGTATTCAAGCCTGACACATTATGCGCTGTATCGTCGCCGTATTCCTGCATTAACCATGACCGTAGCCCGACGGGGAATTCCTTCTGCGCGAGTGTGCGGGAATAATCAAAAACGATGCACACCGGGTTTTTACCGCGTTTATTATTCGCGGGTTTGTCCCTCATGCTCGCCAGTCCTGTGCGGGGGTGGAAGAAACAGGACGTGTATTCAGGTCTGTCAGATATTGAATTCATTGCGAATAAACCAGAACGCCTGCGGGTCCTTTCCGGCGATCCGACAGGTTACGGGGCGGCGACCTCGCGGGTTTTCGCTATTTATGAAAATTTTCCGGTTTAAGGCGTTTCCGTTCTTCTTCGCCGTAACTTAATGTTTTTATTTAAAACACTCCCTGAAAAGAAAGGAAACGACAGGTGCTGAAAACGGGCTTTTTGGCCTCTGTCGTTTCCTTTCTCTGTTTTTGTCCGTGGAATGAACAATGGAAGTCAACAAAAAGCAGCTGGCTGACATTTTCGGCGCGAGTATCCGTACTATTCAGAACTGGCAGGAGCAGGGAATGCCCGTTCTGCGAGGCGGTGGGAAGGGTAATGAGGTGCTTTATGACTCTGCCGACGTCATAAAATGGTATGCCGAAAGGGATGCTGAAATTGAGAACGAAAAGCTGCGCCGGGAGGTTGAAGAACTGCGACAGGCCAGCGAGACAGATCTCCAGCCAGGGACTATTGAGTACGAACGCCATCGACTTACGCGTGCGCAGGCCGACGCACAGGAGCTGAAAAATGCCAGAGACTCCGCTGAAGTGGTGGAAACCGCATTCTGTACTTTCGTGCTGTCGCGGATCGCAGGTGAAATTGCCAGTATTCTCGACGGGATCCCCCTGTCGGTGCAGCGGCGTTTTCCGGAACTGGAAAACCGACATGTTGATTTCCTGAAACGGGATATCATCAAAGCCATGAACAAAGCAGCCGCGCTGGATGAACTGATACCGGGGTTGCTGAGTGAATATATCGAACAGTCAGGTTAACAGGCTGCGGCATTTTGTCCGCGCCGGGCTTCGCTCACTGTTCAGGCCGGAGCCACAGACCGCCGTTGAATGGGCGGATGCTAATTACTATCTCCCGAAAGAATCCGCATACCAGGAAGGGCGCTGGGAAACACTGCCCTTTCAGCGGGCCATCATGAATGCGATGGGCAGCGACTACATCCGTGAGGTGAATGTGGTGAAGTCTGCCCGTGTCGGTTATTCCAAAATGCTGCTGGGTGTTTATGCCTACTTTATAGAGCACAAGCAGCGCAACACCCTTATCTGGTTGCCGACGGATGGTGATGCCGAGAACTTTATGAAAACCCACGTTGAGCCGACCATCCGCGATATTCCGTCGCTGCTGGCGCTGGCTCCGTGGTATGGCAAAAAGCACCGGGATAACACGCTCACTATGAAGCGTTTTTCCAATGGTCGTGGCTTCTGGTGCCTGGGCGGTAAAGCGGCAAAAAACTACCGTGAAAAGTCGGTGGATGTGGCGGGTTATGATGAACTTGCTGCCTTTGATGAGGATATTGAACAGGAAGGCTCTCCGACGTTCCTTGGCGACAAACGTATTGAAGGCTCGGTCTGGCCAAAGTCCATCCGTGGCTCCACGCCCAAAGTGAGAGGCACCTGCCAGATTGAGCGTGCAGCCAGTGAATCCCCGCATTTTATGCGTTTTCATGTTGCCTGCCCGCACTGCGGGGAGGAGCAGTATCTTAAATTTGGCGACAAAGAGACGCCGTTTGGCCTCAAATGGACGCCGGATGACCCCTCCAGCGTGTTTTATCTCTGCGAGCATAATGCCTGCGTCATCCGCCAGCAGGAGCTGGACTTTACTGATGCCCGTTATATCTGCGAAAAGACCGGGATCTGGACCCGTGATGGCATTCTCTGGTTTTCGTCATCCGGTGAAGAGATTGAGCCACCTGACAGTGTGACCTTTCACATCTGGACAGCGTACAGCCCGTTCACCACCTGGGTGCAGATTGTCAAAGACTGGATGAAAACGAAAGGGGATACGGGAAAACGTAAAACCTTCGTAAACACCACGCTCGGTGAGACGTGGGAGGCGAAAATTGGCGAACGTCCGGATGCTGAAGTGATGGCAGAGCGGAAAGAGCATTATTCAGCGCCCGTTCCTGACCGTGTGGCTTACCTGACCGCCGGTATCGACTCCCAGCTGGACCGCTACGAAATGCGTGTATGGGGATGGGGGCCGGGTGAGGAAAGCTGGCTGATTGACCGGCAGATTATTATGGGTCGCCACGACGATGAACAGACGCTGCTGCGTGTGGATGAGGCCATCAATAAAACCTATACCCGCCGGAATGGTGCAGAAATGTCGGTATCCCGTATCTGCTGGGATATTGGCGGGATTGACCCGACCATTGTGTATGAACGCTCGAAAAAACATGGGCTGTTCCGGGTGATCCCCATTAAAGGGGCATCCGTCTACGGAAAGCCGGTGGCCAGCATGCCACGTAAGCGAAACAAAAACGGGGTTTACCTTACCGAAATCGGTACGGATACCGCGAAAGAGCAGATTTATAACCGCTTCACACTGACGCCGGAAGGGGATGAACCGCTTCCCGGTGCCGTTCACTTCCCGAATAACCCGGATATTTTTGATCTGACCGAAGCGCAGCAGCTGACTGCTGAAGAGCAGGTCGAAAAATGGGTGGATGGCAGGAAAAAAATACTGTGGGACAGCAAAAAGCGACGCAATGAGGCGCTCGACTGCTTCGTTTATGCGCTGGCGGCGCTGCGCATCAGTATTTCCCGCTGGCAGCTGGATCTCAGTGCACTGCTGGCGAGCCTGCAGGAAGAGGATGGTGCAGCAACCAACAAGAAAACACTGGCAGATTACGCCCGTGCCTTATCCGGAGAGGATGAATGACGCGACAGGAAGAACTTGCCGCTGCCCGTGCGGCACTGCATGACCTGATGACAGGAAAACGGGTGGCAACGGTGCAGAAAGACGGACGGAGAGTGGAGTTTACGGCCACTTCCGTGTCTGACCTGAAAAAATACATTGCGGAGCTGGAAGTGCAGACCGGCATGACACAGCGACGCAGGGGACCTGCAGGATTTTATGTATGAAAACGTCCACCATTCCCACCCTTCTGGGGCCGGACGGTATGACATCGCTGCGTGAATATGCCGGTTATCACGGCGGTGGCAGCGGATTTGGTGGGCAGTTGCGGGCGTGGAACCCACCGAGTGAAAGTGTGGATGCAGCCCTGCTGCCCAACTTTACCCGTGGCAATGCCCGCGCAGACGATCTGGTACGCAATAACGGCTATGCCGCCAACGCCATCCAGCTGCATCAGGATCATATCGTCGGGTCCTTTTTCCGGCTAAGTCATCGCCCAAGCTGGCGTTATCTTGGCATCGGGGAGGAAGAAGCCCGTGCCTTTTCCCGCGAGGTTGAAGCGGCATGGAAAGAGTTTGCCGAGGATGACTGCTGCTGCATTGACGTTGAGCGAAAACGCACGTTTACCATGATGATTCGGGAAGGTGTGGCCATGCACGCCTTTAACGGTGAACTGTTCGTTCAGGCCACCTGGGATACCAGTTCGTCGCGGCTTTTCCGGACACAGTTCCGGATGGTCAGCCCGAAGCGCATCAGCAACCCGAACAATACCGGCGACAGCCGGAACTGCCGTGCCGGTGTGCAGATTAATGACAGCGGTGCGGCGCTGGGATATTACGTCAGCGAGGACGGGTATCCTGGCTGGATGCCGCAGAAATGGACATGGATACCCCGTGAGTTACCCGGCGGGCGCGCCTCGTTCATTCACGTTTTTGAACCCGTGGAGGACGGGCAGACCCGCGGTGCAAATGTGTTTTACAGCGTGATGGAGCAGATGAAGATGCTCGACACGCTGCAGAACACGCAGCTGCAGAGCGCCATTGTGAAGGCGATGTATGCCGCCACCATTGAAAGTGAGCTGGATACGCAGTCAGCGATGGATTTTATTCTGGGCGCGAACAGTCAGGAGCAGCGGGAAAGGCTGACGGGCTGGATTGGTGAAATTGCCGCTTATTACGCCGCAGCACCGGTCCGGCTGGGAGGCGCAAAAGTGCCTCACCTGATGCCGGGTGACTCACTGAACCTGCAGACGGCTCAGGACACGGATAACGGCTACTCCGTGTTTGAGCAGTCACTGCTGCGGTATATCGCTGCCGGACTGGGTGTCTCGTATGAGCAGCTTTCCCGGAATTACGCCCAGATGAGCTACTCCACGGCACGGGCCAGCGCGAACGAGTCGTGGGCGCACTTTATGGGGCGGCGAAAATTCGTTGCATCCCGTCAGGCGAGCCAGATGTTTCTGTGCTGGCTGGAAGAGGCCATCGCCCGCCGCGTGGTGACGTTACCTTCAAAAGCGCGCTTCAGTTTTCAGGAAGCCCGCAGTGCCTGGGGGAACTGCGACTGGATAGGCTCCGGTCGTATGGCCATCGATGGTCTGAAAGAAGTTCAGGAAGCGGTGATGCTGATAGAAGCCGGACTGAGCACCTACGAGAAAGAGTGCGCAAAACGCGGCGACGACTATCAGGAAATTTTTGCCCAGCAGGTCCGTGAAACGATGGAGCGCCGCGCGGCCGGTCTTAAACCGCCAGCCTGGGCGGCTGCGGCATTTGAATCCGGGCTGCGACAATCAACAGAGGAGGAGAAGAGTGACAGCAGAGCTGCGTAATCTCCCGCATATTGCCAGCATGGCCTTTAATGAGCCGCTGATGCTTGAACCCGCCTATGCGCGGGTTTTCTTTTGTGCGCTTGCAGGCCAGCTTGGGATCAGCCGCCTGACGGATGCGGTGTCCGGCGACAGCCTGACTGCCCAGGAGGCACTCGCGACGCTGGCATTATCCGGTGATGATGACGGACCACGACAGGCCCGCAGTTATCAGGTCATGAACGGCATCGCCGTGCTGCCGGTGTCCGGCACGCTGGTCAGCCGGACGCGGGCGCTGCAGCCGTACTCGGGGATGACCGGTTACAACGGCATTATCGCCCGTCTGCAACAGGCTGCCAGCGACCCGATGGTGGACGGCATTCTGCTCGATATGGACACGCCAGGCGGAATGGTGGCGGGGGCATTTGACTGCGCTGACATCATCGCCCGTGTGCGTGACATAAAACCGGTATGGGCGCTGGCCAACGACATGAACTGCAGTGCAGGTCAGCTGCTTGCCAGTGCCGCCTCCCGGCGTCTGGTCACGCAGACCGCCCGGACAGGCTCCATCGGCGTCATGATGGCTCACAGTAATTACGGTGCTGCGCTGGAGAAACAGGGCGTGGAAATCACGCTGATTTACAGCGGCAGCCATAAGGTGGATGGCAACCCCTACAGCCATCTTCCGGATGACGTCCGGGAGACACTGCAGTCCCGGATGGATGCAACCCGCCGGATGTTTGCGCAGAAGGTGTCGGCATATACCGGCCTGTCCGTGCAGGCTGTGCTGGATACCGAGGCTGCAGTGTACAGTGGTCAGGAGGCCATTGATGCCGGACTGGCTGATGAACTTGTTAACAGCACCGATGCGATCACCGTCATGCGTGATGCACTGGATGCACGTAAATCCCGTCTCTCAGGAGGGCGAATGACCAAAGAGACTCAATCAACAACTGTTTCAGCCACTGCCTCGCAGGCTGACGTTACTGACGTGGTGCCAGCGACGGAGGGCGACGCCAGCGCGGCGCAACCGGACGTGAACGTGCAGATCACCGCAGCGGTTGCGGCAGAAAACAGCCGCATTATGGGGATCCTCAACTGTGAGGAGGCTCACGGACGCGAAGAACAGGCGCGCGTTCTGGCAGAACCCCCCGGAATGACCGTGGAAACGGCCCGCCGCATTCTGGCCGCAGCACCACAGAGTGCACAGGCGCGCAGTGATACTGCGCTGGATCGTCTGATGCAGGGGGCTCCGGCACCGCTGGCTGCAGGTAACCTGGCATCTGATGCCGTTAACGATTTGCTGAACACACCAGTGTAAGGGATGTTTATGACGAGCAAAGAAACCTTTACCCATTACCAGCCGCTGGGCAACAGTGACCCGGCTCATACCGCAACCGCGCCCGGCGGATTGAGTGCGAAAGCGCCTGCAATGACCCCGCTGATGCTGGACACCTCCACCCGTAAGCTGGTTGCGTGGGATGGCACCACCGACGGTGCTGCCGTTGGCATTCTTGCGGTTGCTGCTGACCAGACCAGCACCACGCTGACGTTCTACAAGTCCGGCACGTTCCGTTATGAGGATGTGCTCTGGCCGGAGGCTGCCAGCGACGAGACGAAAAAACGGACCGCGTTTGCCGGAACGGCAATCAGCATCGTTTAACTTTACCCTTCATCACTAAAGGCCGCCTGTGCGGCTTTTTTTACGGGATTTTTTTATGTCGATGTACACAACCGCCCAGCTGCTGGCGGCAAATGAGCAGAAATTTAAGTTTGATCCGCTGTTTCTGCGTCTCTTTTTCCGTGAGAGCTATCCCTTCACCACGGAGAAAGTCTATCTCTCACAAATTCCGGGACTGGTAAACATGGCGCTGTACGTTTCGCCGATTGTTTCCGGTGAGGTTATCCGTTCCCGTGGCGGCTCCACCTCTGAATTTACGCCGGGATATGTCAAGCCGAAGCACTTAGCATGGCTTTCTGAGGCTTTCGTGTAGTTGCTGGTTTTTACACTTAATCTTTTGATAATAAAGAATAAGTTTATCTGGTGCTTTCACTGAATTTTCCTCGTTATCTGTGTGTTGCAATCATCTCTGTATTGCAGCTTGTATTGCTTTTTGGGGCTAAAAATGGCTGGCGAGAACAAACTGAGCGACAAAGCGCTTAAAGGATATCTGGGGAAACCCAGAGAAAAGCAGATCACCATTGCTGATGGAAAGGGGCTTTCTATTCGTGTGAGTACTAAAGGGGCTGTAAGCTTTGTTTTCTTCTACAGGTTAGCAGGTGGCCGGGCTGCTCCGGTCTGGCTAACGTTGGGTAAATATCCTGATATGTCACTCAAACAGGCAAGGGAAAAGCGCGACGAGTGCCGTGGTTGGTTGGCTGACAAACGTGATCCGCGTATCCAGATTAAGATTCAGGCTGAAGAACGCTTAAAGCCGGTCACAGTGGAGGATGCACTAAATTACTGGTATGAAAATTACTGTAAGGTGCGTCGTAAAACTCATGCTGTAACGCTTGGCAGATTTCGAAAGCATATCTTTCCCTATATCGGTCATTTGCCCGTAAATGACACTCACCTATATGAATGGCTGGACTGTTTTGACCGAATTAAACGTAATGCACCAGTTATGGCGGCGTATGTTTTTTCTGACACTAAATTAGCTCTTCGTTTTTGTCGGGTACGCCAGTACGCGACGTGTGATGCTTTAAAGGATTTGCGCATGAGTGATGTGGGGCAGATTGCAGGTAAGCGGGATCGGGTTCTGGATGAAGCCGAACTCGGCCAGCTCTGGAAGGCAATTTTTGTCGAGCCTGATTTAAAACTAATGTCTGAATACACGCGAAAAATGTTTGTGCTTTGTACAGTATTTGGATGTCGAATGAGTGAAGCCCGATTATCAGAATGGAGCGAATGGGATCTCGAAAGTTGGGTTTGGACTGTACCAAAAGATCACTCAAAAACTGGTGTTGAAATCGTCAGACCAGTACCTGAAATTCTACGACAGTGGGTAACGGATGTTCACGAAGAGACAAAACATACTGGTTATGTGCTGGGAAGTCTGCGAATTAGAGAAAGCGTAAGCAAGATTGGGGGGAAAATCGGTAAACGTTTGGGCCATGAAAAACAATGGTCACTACACGACCTTAGAAGAACGCTATCTACTCATCTAAGTGATCTCGGTGTTGAATTTTATGTAGTAGAACAACTGTTAGGCCATGCGCTACCTGGCGTGGCAGGTGTTTACAACCGGAGTAAGTTTATGGCTAAAAAACTGGATGCTCTGGAACTCTGGACTACATATCTCAATAGCATCGCAGGTGCTGATTCAAAAGTGACAATCCTCAAACAAAAGGTTGGTTAACATGAAAAAAATGGCAATTGTTGATAAAAAGGGTCTGGAGTACATTCCTAACATTGACCGAATGATCCGTGAGAAAGAATGTCGGGAGCTAACCACTCTTGCGAACAGCACACGCTGGAAGCTGGAGAAGGAAGGAAAATTTCCTAAGCGGATCAAGATTGGTTCCACTGCTGTTGCATATCGTCTTTCAGAAGTGCAGGCATGGATTCGAGGTGAGTGGGTAGTTTAAATTATCTCAGAATAAAATATTATGAATTACTGATTTGAGAATTTGTACTCAAATCAGTAATAACATTCTTTATAAGAGATTAAATCCAAATAAAGAGTAATCATATACCGGGGTGCATTGCATCCCACTGAATATGCTGATGTTTTTTTCTATTTCTATCCTTTTTTCAATAAGTTGTTGTATATTTTTACAGTACAATTTGTGTGTGATGTTATTATCGTAAGCCTGATATAGCAACGTCAATGTTGATGCTATGAAACATGCAGAAAGAAAATGAACTAGTACATGTGAGCGTTTTTTGGTTGTCCATGATGCATTCGCTTGTGAAATATAAATCATTCTGAGAATGATAATGATGATAGACAGTAACAGACCACTCAATAAAATAAGTATTGGGTTTGCGTATTTAATTAATGGTTGAGAGCAAAAAACTATTATAGCTCCTGTGACTGCGTATGAGAAAAAGGAGTAATTAAACTTCTTACTCCTTCTCTCAAGTATTTTAATTTCATCTTGCGTGGGGGTTTTAGATGCCTCCAATATAAGTTTATTAAATGTTTCTGTTATCTTGTTTTTTGTGTTTGTGGCTATTTTTTTTAGATTCATAGCATTCTAACTCCCTTAACTTATTTATTACTTTCTCTTTATGATAAGAGAGGGGAATGACTTGGTAAAGTGATTTGTCATTAATAATGATAATCCTTGCGATAAATATTTCTGCAAGTTATTTACCTGTTTGTTGCTATCTTGTTAAGCGTTGGGTGTGGTTTATGTTTGGAGCGACTTTATTTAATCGTGATTTTATGGATTTATATTTATATCCTGTAAGATAAGCGCATGTTAGTTCAGGAGTAGTGTCAGATAAAATTATTCGGAGTAGAACTACCTTTTCTGTTTATTGCCAGTATTTACATAGCAATGCGCCGTAGTTACTCACATCACGGCGCTGATACTAATTATTCAGATTCTTTGGCTTTACGCCGCTGGAGTTCTTCACGAGCGACGGCTACGAGTTGCCCGATTTCCTCCGCTGCCTTGATGCCGATTTGTTCGACCTTAGCTAAGGCATCCAGTGAAGACACGAGGGGATTTTCTCCGCTTCCTTCTGCCTGGCGGCGGGCGATCTCACCGCGCATGGCGGTTACTATGAATCCGGCGTTGCTTTCGCCGTCCAGTTTTACGGATTCCATGCCCTCCATAACATCGTGGGGAACCCTGATCGTTGTCATTTGCGATTTTGCATTTTTGTATACAGACATAGTTAATCACCAATTTGTTATGTGTATATCACTATACACAAAAGTGAGATATAAAAACACTTGCAATGTATATCACCACAATATAATGTATATCTCACATTATGGTCGCTATGTATCTCACAATGATCGATTCATAAAAACGACGAAACCCGGCAGTGCGCGAACACTAACCGGGCTTCTAACCAAACCGTTAAACGAGGTAACGATTATGGCTGGAACACAGCATACCCAAACTCACCCTAAATTTATATACACCTTTCTGGCACTACACCACGACCGCATGGCAGATGGAGCAACTACGGTACATGTTGCCGCTGACACGCTGGTTGATGCCCGCAAGATGGTTAAGGAGATGGGCTATACTGCGGCTTTCTGGAAAGGGCGTGAAGAAAACACGCTGTTTATTCAGAAATGCGAAAACAATTTCATCTGGCGTTTTATCGCCCTGAGCACCGCACAACCACGCGTAATACACATCGAGGCCACCAGCGAACAGGAAGCCCGCCAACAATCCCCAACTGGCTGCGTGATGATATTCGCCGCCCGTATTCGTCAGGAGGTATGCCGTGCTTAAAACCTTCCGTGTATTTGCTCGTGCGGTTAACCCACTAGGCCACACAATTGGTATCGCTCAGAACGTGAAGGCTGTTAATGTTCAGACGGCTATTGCTGCGGTGAGAAGCGAATCATCAGAATATGGCTTATCACAAGTCATTATTTCAGCAGTGTATGAATTAAAAGAGGTGCATTAATGCAGGAAATTACATTACACGAAGCCGCTGAACGTGCGCACCAGACAGAAATTATTTGCCGCCTTCTTGAGGTATACCCGAACAAAATTACAGATGCTGATATATCCGCACTGGCGAGCCTACTGGCGCGTCTTTCGGGAAGTGTCGCTAGTTTTTTGATTGAGGAAGAAAGTAAGCTGGTGGGGGATTAAATGAATACAGAACGGGAAGTCTTTTTTAAATTGTTAGCATGTGCAGAAAGTTCATTAACTTTAAATAATTCAGCAAAAGCAATATTAAATATGTGGCTTGATTGCATAAATGACAATGAAGATGCAAATATTGCTTATGGCCTGTTGTCACTTATTGATGAAGCAGCAGAAAAACTCAATGACGCAATAAATAGTGCCCTGCTATCAAATAAGTCGAGTTAAGTCGAGGAATAAATAATATGGAAATGAAAAATTCTGGCTTTATTGCCAGCGGCCCCGCTCGGCCTGAATTTATGAACGGCGATATTTACCGCGATAAATACGGCGGCACGGTAACGATTAAAGGCGTGGCAGAACGGCGCATCACTTACCGCCGTGAGGGGTATAGCTATGACTGCGTGATGCCTGTTTATCAGTTCCGGCGTGATTTTTCCCTGGTATATGCCGCACCCCGCAGTAAGCCCATCAGCAGGGAAAAAGCGCGGGGAAACATCCAGAAAATGAAAAGCATGATTAACGCATTCAGGGGCAAAAAATGAAACTGGCACCGAACTTAAAAAAACAGCCACGCGACAGACTGACAGAGGTAATCATCTTTGCAGGTAGTGATGCGTGGAGCCATGCGAAAGAGTGGCAGGAATGGGCGGGTAAACATATTGCCGCCGACGATGTGCCGCCTGTCGTGCTGGCTGATGAGCAACTGAAAAATATCACCGATTACCGGATCATTGATGAAGATCGTCAGTGTGTGCGTGTTTACCGCGCAGGACATATCACAGAGCACAGCATGACGCAGATTGTTACGTTATTGGCTGTGGCTGGAGTGAAGACCGTACACGAATACGCGGGGATTACTGACACCAGCCCCGTGGATTTATCCGACCAGTTGCCGCGACTCAAAGAGGAATGCGAGCGTGGGGAAAGTCTGGTGCTTAATCTTCCGACGAAGCAAAAGGCGCAACTTTCACAGATGGCAGACAGTGAACGTGCACAACTACTTGCCGATCGCTTTGATGGTGTGTGTGTTCATGCAGAAAGTGAAATCGTCCACGTATGGCGCGGCGGGGTATGGTGTCCGGTCAGCACAATGGAGCTGAGCCGCGAAATGGTGGCGATCTATTCAGAGCACAGGGCCACATTCAGCAAGCGTGCAATTAATAACGCCGTGGAGGCGTTAAAAGTTATTGCCGACCCCATGGGGGAGCCGTCCGGTGATTTGCTACCGTTCGCCAATGGTGTGCTTGACCTGAAAACGGGGGAATTTTCCCCGCACTCGCCGGAGAACTGGATCACCACGCACAACGGCATTGAGTACACGCCACCAGCACCAGGGGAGAACATCCGCGACAACGCGCCAAACTTTCATAAATGGCTTGATCACGCAGCCGGAAAAGACCCGCGCAAGATGATGCGTATATGTGCCGCGCTGTACATGATTATGGCGAACCGGTACGACTGGCAGATGTTTATTGAGGCCACCGGAGACGGCGGGAGCGGAAAGAGTACATTCACGCACATAGCCAGCCTTCTGGCAGGGAAACAGAACACGGTAAGCGCTGAAATGACTTCGCTTGATGATGCTGGTGGGCGTGCTCAGGTTGTCGGGAGACGTCTTATCGTCCTGGCTGACCAGCCGAAATATACAGGCGAAGGCACGGGCATCAAGAAAATCACGGGCGGCGACCCCGTGGAAATAAACCCGAAATATGAAAAGCGTTTTACGGCGGTAATCAGGGCGGTGGTGCTGGCTACCAACAATAACCCGATGATATTCACCGAACGGGCCGGAGGTGTGTCACGTCGTCGCGTAATTTTCCGCTTCGACAATATCGTTAGCGAGGCAGAAAAGGACAAGGATTTACCGGAGAAGGTCGCGGCTGAAATCCCCGTGATTATCCGCAGATTGCTGGCAAACTTTGCTGATCCAGAAAAGGCGCGACATTTGTTGATTGAACAGCGCGACGGTGAAGAAGCACTGGCGATAAAGCAACAGACGGATCCGGTTATTGAGTTTTGCCAGTTTCTGAATTTTCTGGAGGAAGCGCGCGGCCTGATGATGGGTGGCGGTGGCGATTCCGTGAAGTACACGACCAGAAACAGCCTTTACCGCGTCTATCTGGCGTTTATGGCATACGCAGGCAGAAGCAAGCCGCTAAACGTGGCTGATTTCAGCAAGGCCATGAAGCCAGCGGCGAAAGTTTACGGATGTGAATATATAACGCGCAGGGTTAAAGGACTTACGCAAACCAATGTGACAACAACAGAGGATTGCGACGCGTTTTTATAATTTTAGACAAAAGCCCTCTACCTCCTCTACCTAAAGAAAATAAATATATATTATTCAATATGATAAGCAGGTAGAGGGTCAGGTAGAAGGCAAATAAAAGCCCTCTACCTCCTCCACCATGATTAAGGTCATTTGTGAGGGGCGGGTAGAGGATGGGTAGAGGGCCCCGAAAGCCCTCTACCCATCTGAAAGCCGCGCCATTACTGACCTGAAAGATGATTAGGTAGAGAGGTAGAGGAGGTGCACCACATTTCAAAACTTTTTAAACGAGGGGGTAAAAATAAAAATGCACACATCAGGAAAACTGAACAAACATATAAAGCCACATTACCGCGCCCTTGATATGGCTGAACACTGGCTAAGGGTGGCGATTAAGGCAATAGATCGCAACGCCGGTGAAGGATACGCGAAAGCACATCCCGAACTGATTAGCGCATTCATGACAACGGCGGCTGCAAACTTTGCCACTCTGACCGAACGGGAGATTGCTGAAGCGGAGGAAGTGACAACCATCAATATTAAGTCCGGAGAGCAGGCAGCATGACGGCGCAAATATCAGTTTACGGGAGGTTGGTGGACGACCCGCAGACAAAACAGACCAGCAAGGGCATCCCCATGACGCTGGCGCGTATGGCGGTATCACTGCCCTGCAGTCGGATGACGGTCAGGCGACGATGTGGTTATCTGTCCTGGCGTTTGGCAGACAAGCCGACACGCTGGCAAAGCATCACAAAGGCGAACTCCTGAGCGTGGCGGGTAACATGCAGGTGAGCCAGTGGACTGGACAGAACGGTGAAACGCGGCAGCGCTGGCAGGTTATCGCAGACAGCGTAATCAGTGCGCGAACGGTGCGACCTGGCGGGAACAGACGTAAAACCACAGGCACACAGGGCAACACACCACCAGCGGGAGGGGATGATCTCTACGGTGACAATATTCCATTCTGAACGCACAGGCCGGAGAAATCCGGCTTTTATCAGTTGAGTCCGTCACACCACGCAAAAAAAAGGCCGGAATATTCCGACCCTTTCATCACCAAAGAGAATAATTTATGTCTTTGAACTTGTAACGCTGTACAGAATGACACGTAACGCCGGATAAATAAACGAAGATTGAAACTTTGCACAATATTGCATAGCAATGCATAAAGATGCCGATCAAGGCAGATGATAAAATTAATACGACACTTTTACTAAGTATTAAGAGGTTATATGAGTGGTTTATATTCGCCAGCGGAGTTAATACAGACTGTTAATGCCGAAGATATTCAATGGCAGATTAACTCTTTATTTATAAACCTGTTTTTTAAGCGAGTCGTTACATTTGAGACGCGGGATATTGCGCTTGATATTATTGACGATCCAGACATCCCGATGGCTGCATTTTGTTCCCCTATGGTTGGTAGTAAAGTATCACGCGATGAAGGCTACGAATCAAAAGTAATTCGCCCTGGCTACATGAAGCCAAAAAGTAGTATAGACCCAAATAAAATAGCCGTTCGTCAACCAGGCGTATCACCGGAACAATTCAATGCATATTCATCACGCAATTTCAAAATAAAGCGAGCGATGGTAAGACAAGCGCAGGCCATTCGCGCACGTATTGAATGGCTTGCTGTTCAGGCAATCACAACGGGGAAAAATATCATTGAGGGCGATGGCATTGAACGTTATGAACTGGACTGGAATATAAAACCACAAAATATTATCACGCAGTCCGGCGGCACGGAGTGGAGCGGTAGAGATTTATCAACATTTGATCCAAATGATGACATCGAAGAGTACGCAGAAATCAGCGAAGGGACTACAAATATCATCGTAATGGGACGCAACGTATGGAAAAAATACCGCGCCTTTAAAGCAGTAAAAGATTGCCTTGATACTCGACGGGGATCTAATTCCGTTCTTGAAACGGCCCTGAAAAATCTTGGGGATTCCGTCAGTTTTAAGGGTTACGTAGGCGATGTGGCTATTGTTGTGTATAGCGGACGTTATACCGACGAGGACGGAACAGAAAAATATTTCCTTGATCCTGATTTGATGGTTCTTGGCAATACATCACTTCAGGGCATCGTTGCATACGGTGGCATTCAGGATCCGGAGCTAATCCGAATGGGGCTGACTAAAGCCGAACTCGCACCGAAAAACTACATTGTGCCTGGAGATCCGGCTATTGAGTACGTACAAACGCACTCTGCACCACAGCCAATACCGGCCCGCATCAATCGTTTTGTTACCGTTCGCATTGGTTAAGGGGGAGCAATGGCTACTCATTACACTGAACTCATGGCTGGCACTGAAGCACTGGTTACTACGTTGGGGATATTTTCAGCTAATAAAGGGGTAATTCCTGCATTTACGCCACTGATGCAAGAAGATGCAACTGGTGCACTGGTGGTATGGGATGGAACGAGCGCAGGCAAAGCTGTTTATGTTTCCGCTGTACAAATCGATACAGCGACAAAAACGCAGGCTCAGGTTTATAAAACCGGCGTCTTAAATGTTGATGCTCTGAACTGGCCTGAGTCTGTAACACAACTATCAGCAAAAGTTGCTGCGTTTGTTGGCTCAGGTATTTCTGTTCAGCCGCTGGCACGTGTGTGAGGTACGAGAATGATTGAAAGAGATAGTCAGCTACGAGAGCTATTAGATATCGATGACAAAATGCGCTTAAGCGAGCGTCTTGTCGATATGAATCAGGTGATGGAACTTACAACCCTGAGTCGCCGTACACTGCTAAACCTTGAGGCTCGTGGAGAGTTCCCTGAGCGTGTGCAGGTTACGGAAGGGCGTAAGGCTTGGTATTTAAGCGAGGTTGTTGAGTGGATTAACAATATCCCGCGAGCATCAAACTATTGCCTCGTACCCACACCGGAAAAACCTGATGCGGCGTTATGCCTCAAGATTGAACGCGCCAGGCGTAATGCCCTGAAAGGGCGCAATAAGTTGATTGGTTGATGAAATTAGGGCCCGCTCTGGCTGGCGGGTCCTTTCCGGCAATCCGGCAGACTACGGGGCGGAAGGCGCGCGGGTTTTCGCTATTTATGAGCATTTTAAGGGGACTGGTGGTGGTTTTGTTGTTCGCTATATCTGTATGAATAATAAGAGAAAAATACAATCAATACACCAACCTGAAACAGTAATTAAGTTGTGGTATCAATGAAATTACACCTGATGAACAAAAAAAACATGGCAAAAAGTTGCCGTGTAAGCGCCACTGCGTTCGATAAGTGGGGAGTGATTCCCGTCGAGCGTAAGGGCCGTGAGGCGTTCTATGATGTTGCCAGTGTAATAGATAATCGGGTTAACAATGCAATCAGCCAGATTACAAACGAAACGGGCGATATTGATGACGATGAACTTTTACGCGTCAGGATCAGATTACTGACAGCACAGGCAGAGGCGCAGGAGCTTAAAAACGAGCGCGAACGCGGCGACGTTATTGATACAGAGTTTTGTATGTATGTTCTTTCCAAACTGGCGAGTCAGATTTCATCTATCATGGACAGCCTGCCGCTTACCATGCAAAGGCGCTTCCCACAGATGACTCCGGCTATGCTGGATGGACTTAAAAAGGAAGTGGCTAAAGCCTGTAATGCCAGTGCCGGCGTTGCTGACAACCTCCCACAGATACTGGCTGATTATCTGATGGAAAGTACAGGAAACGTACCGGATAAGTTGCAGCTGAATAAGGATAAGTAACGTAGTACGCTATGACTGAATCCGAACTACTGAAAGTAATCTGCCATGCTGGTGGAGTCAGCCACCAGCATGACGAACAGGCCACGCAGCCGGGCAGTGTCACCGCTGAAAATTACGCTCGTGTGGTTGCTGAGGTTATGTGGCGTGACGGTATAGAACTGAACGGACAGGATTGCTTAGTCATCCGCACCAAAGTGCTGGCTATACTGGCAGCTAGGCGGAGGCAGGGACAACGCCAGAACGTTGCATCGTACCAGTGGAAGAAGCCTGACAGACTGCGGCGATAACTCTTTGATTTTCTCGACGGCCCCAAAATGGGCCTTACCATAGCCAGCTAATAAATGAGCAAGCCTCAAAAGTGAGGTTTGTGGCCGTTTGGCCTATTCATATGCTAACTCGTTGATATTCCTGACGACGCAAATTTACGCCTTGTGGCTGGTAGTCGAATTGCAAATTTGCAACTCGACTATGAAACTACCTGTAGTTTGGGTAGTAAAAGCAACACACTGATTTTGGGGCTTCTTCGCGATACCTAATATTATGGTATCGGTGGAAGAGATATCGTTTCTCATAGGTTAGCACCGAGGGCGGAGTTCCGCCCTCATCGAAAAATTGCTTACGAGTCGTCAAAATAAATTAATCGACTGAGTATAATGATTAACTAATTGCTCGTGTTACTTCATTATACGTTATTTCCCATCTTTAAGGTTTAACCAAGTGTTAATTAAAAAAAGAGCCATTGAGCCTGATAAATTTACTGCAAGTTCGGCATGCCTTGGGGATGGCTTAATTGATGAGCTGTTCGTTCCATGTGCATCACCGAGTTTATTACGAAGAGTACCTAACCCATTTACAACTGCAGAACAACCGCCGAGAATTTGTTTGAAGATATTTTCAGTATGTTGGTCGGCAGATAGGTTAAGTTCTTTTGAAAGAGTTTTATAAAGCTCTGACATTTCAATATTTTTATTATTATACTGAATGCCCATATCATCAAGAATGTGTTTGCAAACTGTTTCAAGAAGTGTTCTTGCGGAGGTTATCGCACCATCCGGATCTGTATGGCGCCGTTCAAGTGCTTTTATCCAAACGGCGTGGACTCCATCCTCGTTAAACTTTCTTAATACATCAGATATGTCTTCATCCGCTGGAGCTTTATTTTTCCCTTCTAGATAGTCCAGCATCGGCTGAAATGCCTTATAAATCAAATCTCTCCGGGGGGCATACTTTTCAGTCTTTTTTATAAATCCCCAAAATTCTTTTAGTGAGCGATTAGTTCTCACAAACTCTGGTAATAGCTGATGTAAAGGAGGATTTTGTAAGAAATATGTTCTTAGAAGCAAATAATCATTATTAGCTTCATCCTGGGCTCCTGTAGCTCTTGCAATTAGTATGTTTTGAAGCGCTACTGCGCGCTCTAGGTCATTTTGAAGGGTATCTATAATATTCATAACAAATCTTTATTCACTTCATTTGTGGGTTGATAATTGAATGGTTTGTACATTGATTTCTGTGTATTGCAGTGTGTATTGCAACATAGCCATTCAGGTAGAGATTATGCTCTATTTTTCCTCTTATATCATTCACATACTTACACCATTGACTCATGTAGCCGAAGCATGAGGTGAATCCGCAGATGACCCTGCGTCGCCTGCCGGATGAAGATCCGCAGAATCTGGCGGACCCGGCTTACCGCCGCCGTCGCATCATCATGCAGAACATGCGTGACGAAGAGCTGGCCATTGCCCAGGTCGAAGAGATGCAGGCAGTTTCTGCCGTGCTTAAGGGCAAATACACCATGACCGGTGAAGCCTTTGATCCGGTTGAGGTGGATATGGGGCGCAGTGCGGCAAACAACATCACACAGTCCGGTGGCACGGAGTGGAGCAAGCGCGACAAGTCCACGTATGACCCGACCGACGATATCGAAGCCTACGCGCTGAACGCCAGCGGCGTGGTGAATATCATCGTGTTTGATCCGAAAGGATGGGCGCTGTTCCGTTCCTTCAAGGCCGTCAAGGATAAGCTGGATACCCGTCGCGGCTCTCATTCCGAGCTGGAGACAGCGGTAAAAGACCTGGGCAAAGCGGTGTCTTATAAGGGAATGTATGGCGATGTGGCCATCGTCGTGTATTCCGGACAGTACGTGGAAAACGGCGTCAAAAAGAACTTCCTGCCGGACAACACGGTGGTGCTGGGGAACACTCAGGCACGCGGTCTGCGTACCTATGGCTGTATTCAGGATGCGGACGCACAGCGCGAAGGCATTAACGCCTCTGCCCGTTACCCGAAAAACTGGGTGACTACCGGCGATCCGGCGCGTGAGTTCACCATGATTCAGTCAGCACCGCTGATGCTGCTGGCTGACCCTGATGAATTCGTGTCCGTACAACTGGCGTAATCATGGCCCTTCGGGGCCATTTTCTCTCTGTGGAGGAGTCCATGACGAAAGATGAACTGATTGCCCGTCTCCGCTCGCTGGGTGAGCAACTGAACCGTGATGTCAGCCTGACGGGGACGAAAGAAGAACTGGCGCTCCGTGTGGCAGAGCTGGAAGAGGAGCTTGATGACACGGATGACACTGCCGGTCAGGACACCCCTCTCAGCCCGGAAAATGTGCTGACCGGGCATGAAAATGAGGTGGTATCAGCGCAGCCGGATACCGTGATTCAGGATACGGCTGAACTGGTCACGGTCGTGGCACTGGTGACGCTGCATACTGATGCACTTCACGCCACGAGGGATAAACCTGTGGCATTTGTGCTGCCGGGAACGGCGTTTCGTGTCTCTGCCGGTGTGGCAGCCGAAATGACAGAACGTGGCCTGGCCAGAATGCAATAACGGGAGGCGCTGTGGCTGATTTCGATAACCTGTTCGATGCTGCCATTGCCCGCGCTGATGAAACGATACGCGGGTATATGGGAACGTCAGCCACCATGACATCCGGTGAGCAGTCCGGTGCTGTGATACGTGGTGTTTTTGATGACCCTGAAAATATCAGCTATGCCGGACAGGGTGTGCGCGTTGAAGGCTCCAGCCCGTCCCTGTTTGTCCGGACTGATGATGTGCGGCAGCTGCGGCGTGGAGACACGCTGACCATCGGTGAGGAAAACTTCTGGATAGACCGGGTTTCGCCGGATGATGGCGGAAGCTGTCATCTCTGGCTTGGACGGGGCGTACCGCCTGCCGTTAACCGTCGTCGCTGAAAGGAGGAGGTATGGCCATAAAAGGTCTTGAGCAGGCCGTTGAAAACCTCAGCCGTATCAGCAAAACGGCGGTGCCTGGTGCCGCAGCAATGGCCATTAACCGCGTTGCTTCATCCGCGATATCGCAGTCGGCGTCACAGGTTGCCCGTGAGACAAAGGTACGCCGGAAACTGGTAAAGGAAAGGGCCAGGCTGAAAAGGGCCACGGTCAAAAATCCGCAGGCCAGAATCAAGGTTAACCGGGGGGATTTGCCCGTAATCAGGCTGGGTAACGCGCGGGTTGTCCTGTCCCGACGCAGGCGTCGTAAAAAGGGGCAGCGTTCAGCCCTGAAAGGTGGCGGCAGTGTGCTTGTGGTGGGAAACCGTCGTATTCCCGGCGCGTTTATTCAGCAACTGAAAAATGGCCGCTGGCATGTCATGCAGCGTGTGGCCGGGAAAAACCGTTACCCCATTGATGTGGTGAAAATCCCGATGGCGGTGCCGCTTACCACGGCGTTTAAACAGCATATTGAGCGGATACGGCGTGAGCGTCTTCCGAAAGAGCTGGGCTATGCGCTGCAGCATCAACTGAGGATGGTAATAAAGCGATGAAACATACTGAACTCCGAGCAGCCGTACTGGATGCACTGGAGAAGCATGACACCGGGGCGACGCTTTTTGATGGTCGCCCCGCTGTTTTTGATGAGGAAGATTTTCCGGCAATTGCCGTTTATCTCACCGGCGCTGAATACACGGGCGAAGAGCTGGACAGCGATACCTGGCAGGCGGAGCTGCATATTGAAGTTTTCCTGCCTGCTCAGGTGCCGGATTCAGAGCTGGATTCGTGGATGGAGTCCCGGATTTATCCGGTGATGAGCGATATCCCGGCACTGTCAGATTTGATCACCAGTATGGTGGCCAGTGGCTATGACTACCGGCGCGACGATGATGCGGGCCTGTGGAGTTCAGCCGATCTGACTTATGTCATTACCTATGAAATGTGAGGACGATATGCCTGTACCAAATCCAGTAATGCCGGTGAAAGGGGCCGGGACCACACTGTGGGTTTATAAGGGGAACGGTGACCCTTATGCGAACCCGCTTTCAGACGTTGACTGGTCGCGTCTGGCTAAAGTTAAAGACCTGACGCCCGGCGAACTGACCGCTGAGTCCTATGACGACAGCTATCTCGATGATGAAGATGCGGACTGGACTGCGACCGGGCAGGGGCAGAAATCTGCCGGAGATACCAGCTTCACGCTGGCGTGGATGCCCGGAGAGCAGGGGCAGCAGGCGCTGCTGGCGTGGTTTAATGAAGGGGATACCCGTGCCTATAAAATCCGCTTCCCGAACGGCACGGTCGATGTGTTCCGCGGCTGGGTCAGCAGTATCGGTAAGGCGGTGACGGCGAAGGAAGTGATCACCCGCACGGTGAAAGTCACCAACGTGGGACGTCCGTCGATGGCAGAAGATCGCAGCACGGTAACAGCGGCAACCGGCATGACCGTGACGCCTGCCAGCACTTCGGTGGTGAAAGGGCAGAGCACCACGCTGACCGTGTCATTCCAGCCGGAAGGCGCAACCGACAAGAGCTTCCGTGCGGTGTCTGCGGATAAAACAAAAGCCACCGTGTCGGTCAGTGGTATGACCATCACCGTGAAAGGTGTTGCTGCAGGCAAGGTCAACATTCCGGTTGTATCCGGTAATGGTGAACTTGCTGTGGTTGCAGAAATCACCGTCACCGACAGTTAATCCGGAGAGTCAGCGATGTTCCTGAAAACCGAATCATTTGAATATAACGGTGTGAGCGTCACGCTTTCTGAACTGTCAGCCCTGCAGCGTATTGAGCATCTCGCCCTGCTGAAACGACAGGCAGAACAGGCGGGATCCAGTCTCAATCGACAGGTGAGCGTGGAAGATCTCGTCAGAACCGGTGCTTTTCTGGTGGCGATGTCCCTGTGGCATAGCCATCCGCAGAAGACAAAGATGCCGTCCATGAATGAAGCCGTTAAACAAATTGAGCAGGAAGTGCTTACCACCTGGCCCACAGAGGCAATTGCTCAGGCTGAAAATGTGGTAATGCGTCTGTCCGGTATGTCTGAGTTTGTTGTGAATGATGCACCTGAACAGGCAGATGACGCCGGGCCCGCAGAGCCTGTTTCTGCGGGAAAGTGTTCGACGGTGAGCTGAGTTTTGCCCTGAAACTGGCGCGTGAGATGGGGCGACCCGACTGGCGCGCCATGCTTGCCGGGATGTCATCCACGGAGTATGCCGACTGGCACCGCTTTTACAGTACCCATTATTTTCATGATGTTCTGCTGGATATGCACTTTTCCGGGCTGACGTACACCGTGCTCAGCCTGTTTTTCAGCGATCCGGATATGCATCCGCTGGATTTCAGTCTGCTGAACCGGCGCGAGGCTGACGAAGAGCCTGAAGATGATGTGCTGATGCAGAAAGCGGCAGGGCTTGCCGGAGGCGTTCGTTTTGGCCCGGACGGGAATGAAGTTATCCCCGCTTCCCCGGATGTGGCGGACATGACGGAGGATGACGTAATGCTGATGACAGTATCAGAAGGGATCGCAGGAGGAGTCCGGTATGGCTGAACCGGTAGGCGATCTGGTCGTTGATTTAAGTCTGGATGCGGCCAGATTTGACGAGCAGATGGCCAGAGTCAGGCGTCATTTTTCCGGTACGGAAAGTGATGCGAAAAAAACAGCGGCAGTCGTTGAACAGTCGCTGAGCCGACAGGCACTGGCTGCACAGAAAGCGGGGATTTCCGTCGGGCAGTATAAAGCCGCCATGCGTATGCTGCCTGCGCAGTTCACCGACGTGGCCACGCAGCTTGCAGGCGGGCAAAGTCCGTGGCTGATCCTGCTGCAACAGGGTGGTCAGGTGAAGGACTCCTTCGGCGGGATGATCCCCATGTTCAGAGGGCTTGCCGGTGCGATCACCCTGCCGATGGTCGGGGCCACCTCGCTGGCGGTGGCGACCGGTGCGCTGGCGTATGCCTGGTATCAGGGCAACTCAACCCTGTCCGATTTCAACAAAACGCTGGTCCTTTCCGGCAATCAGTCGGGTCTGACGGCAGATCGTATGCTGGTCCTGTCCAGAGCCGGGCAGGCGGCAGGGCTGACGTTTAACCAGACCAGCGAGTCACTGACGGCGCTGGTGAATGCAGGTGTGCGTGGTGGTGAGCAGTTTGAGGCGATCAGCCAGAGTGTGGCGCGTTTCTCCTCTGCATCCGGCGTGGAGGTGGACAAGGTCGCTGAAGCCTTCGGGAAGCTGACCACAGACCCGACGTCGGGACTGACAGCGATGGCACGTCAGTTCCATAACGTGACGGCGGAGCAGATTGCGTATGTTGCTCAGTTGCAGCGTTCCGGCGATGAAGCCGGGGCATTGCAGGCGGCGAACGAGGCCGCGACGAAAGGGTTTGATGACCAGACCCGCCGCCTGAAAGAGAACATGGGTACGCTGGAGACCTGGGCAGACAGGACAGCGCGGGCATTCAAATCCATGTGGGATGCGGTGCTGGATATTGGTCGTCCTGATACCACGCAGGAGATGCTGATTAAGGCAGAGGCTGCGTTTAAGAAAGCGGACGACATCTGGAGTCTGCGCAAGGATGATTATTTTGTTAACGATGAAGCGCGGGCGCGTTACTGGGATGATCGTGAAAAGGCCCGTCTTGCGCTTGAAGCCGCGAGAAAGAAGGCTGAGCAGCAGACTCAACAGGACAAAAATGCGCAGCAGCAGAGCGATACCGAAGCGTCACGGCTGAAATATACCGAAGAGGCGCAGAAGGCTTACGAACGCCTGCAGACGCCGCTGGAGAAATATACCGCCCGTCAGGAAGAACTGAATAAGGCACTGAAAGACGGGAAAATCCTGCAGGCAGATTACAACACGCTGATGGCGGCGGCGAAAAAGGACTATGAAGCGACGCTGAAAAAGCCGAAACAGTCCGGCGTGAAGGTGTCTGCGGGCGATCGTCAGGAAGACAGTGCTCATGCTGCCCTGCTGACGCTTCAGGCAGAACTCCGGACGCTGGAGAAGCATGCCGGAGCGAATGAGAAAATCAGCCAGCAGCGCCGGGATTTGTGGAAGGCGGAGAGTCAGTTCGCGGTACTGGAGGAGGCGGCACAACGTCGCCAGCTGTCCGCACAGGAGAAATCCCTGCTGGCGCATAAAGATGAGACGCTGGAGTACAAACGCCAGCTGGCTGCACTTGGCGATAAGGTCACGTATCAGGAGCGCCTGAATGCGCTGGCGCAGCAGGCGGATAAATTCGCACAGCAGCAACGGGCAAAACGGGCCGCCATTGATGCGAAAAGCCGGGGGCTGACTGACCGGCAGGCAGCGCGGGAAGCCACAGAACAGCGCCTGAAGGAACAGTATGGCGATAATCCTCTGGCGCTGAATAACGTCATGTCAGAGCAGAAAAAGACCTGGGCGGCTGAAGACCTGCTTCGCGGGAACTGGATGGCAGGCCTCAGGTCCGGCTGGAGCGAGTGGAAAGAGAGTGCCACGGACAGTATGTCGCAGGTTAAAAGTGCTGCCACGCAGACCTTTGATGGTATTGCGCAGAATATGGCGGCGATGCTGACCGGCAGTGAACAGAACTGGCGCAGCTTCACCCGCTCCGTGCTGTCCATGATGACGGAAATTCTGCTTAAGCAGGCAATGGTGGGGATTGTCGGGAGTATCGGCAGCGCCATTGGCGGGGCTGTTGGTGGCGGCGCATCAGCGTCAGACGGTACAGCCATTCAGGCTGCTGCGGCGAAATTCCATTTTGCGACCGGAGGATTTACGGGAACCGGCGGCAAATATGAGCCAGCGGGGATTGTTCACCGTGGTGAATTTGTCTTCACGAAGGAGGCAACCAGCCGGATTGGCGTGGGAAATCTTTACCGGCTGATGCGCGGCTATGCCACCGGTGGTTATGTCGGTGGCACCGGAAGTCCGGCGCAAATGCGGCGTTCAGAGGGTATCAGATTTGAGCAGAACAACAACGTGGTGATTCAGAACGACGGTACGAATGGTCTGCCAGGTCCACAGATGCTGAAGGCAGTGTATGACATGGCCCGCAAGGGTGCCCGTGATGAAATTCAGGCACAGATGCGCGATGGTGGTCTGTTCTCCGGAGGTGGGTGATGAAGACCTTCCGCTGGAAAGTGAAACCCGGTATGGATGTGGCTTCGGCCCCTTCCGTCAGGAAAGTGCGCTTTGGTGATGGCTATTCCCAGCGAGCGCCTGCCGGGCTGAATGCCGACCTGAAAACGTACAGCGTGACGCTTTCTGTTCCCCGTTGGGAGGCCACGGCGCTGGAGTCGTTTCTGGCTGAGCACGGGGGCTGGAAAGCCTTCCTGTGGACGCCGCCTTATGAGTGGCGGCAGATAAAGGTGACCTGCGCAAAATGGTCGTCGCGGGTCAGTATGCTGCGTGTTGAGTTCAGCGCAGAGTTTGAACAGGTGGTGAACTGATGCAGGATATCCGGCAGGAAACACTGAATGAATGCACCCGTGCGGAGCAGTCGGCCAGCGTGGTGCTCTGGGAAATCGACCTGACAGAGGTCGGTGGAGAACATTATTTTTTCTGTAATGAGCAGAACGAAAAAGGTGAGCCGGTCACCTGGCAGGGGCGACAGTATCAGCCGTATCCCATTCAGGGGAGTGGTTTTGAACTGAATGGCAAAGGCACCAGTACGCGCCCCACGCTGACGGTTTCTAACCTGTACGGTATGGTTACCGGTATGGTGGAAGATATGCAGAGTCTGGTCGGCGGAACGGTGGTCAGGCGTAAGGTTTACGCCCGTTTTCTGGATGCGGTGAACTTCGTCAACGGAAACAGCGACGCCGATCCGGAGCAGGAGGTGATCAGTCGCTGGCGCATCGAGCAGTGCAGCGAACTGAGCGCGGTCAGTGCCTCCTTTGTACTGTCCACGCCGACGGAAACGGACGGCGCTGTTTTTCCGGGACGTATCATGCTGGCCAACACCTGCACCTGGACCTATCGCGGCGATGAGTGCGGTTATAGCGGTCCGGCGGTCGCGGATGAATATGATCAGCCGACGTCCGATATCACGAAGGATAAATGCAGCAAATGCCTGAGTGGCTGTAAGTTCCGCAATAACGTCGGCAACTTTGGCGGCTTCCTTTCCATTAACAAACTTTCGCAGTAAATCCCATGACAGAGACAGAATCAGCGATTCTGGCGCACGCCCGGCGATGCGCGCCAGCGGAGTCGTGCGGCTTCGTGGTGAGAGCGCCGGAGGGGGAAAGATATTTTCCCTGCGTGAATATCTCCGGTGAGCCGGAGGCGTATTTCCGTATGTCGCCGGAAGACTGGCTGCAGGCAGAAATGCAGGGTGAGATTGTGGCGCTGGTCCACAGCCACCCCGGTGGTCTGCCCTGGCTGAGTGAGGCCGACAGGCGGCTGCAGGTGCAGAGTGATTTGCCGTGGTGGCTGGTCTGCCGGGGAGTGATTCATAAGTTCCGCTGTGTGCCGCATCTCACCGGGCGGCGTTTTGAGCACGGGGTGACAGACTGTTATACGCTGTTCCGCGATGCCTATCATCTTGCAGGTATCGATTTGCCGGATTTTTACCGACATGATGACTGGTGGAAATCAGGTCAGAATCTCTATCTGGATAATCTGGAGGCCACAGGGCTGTATCAGGTGGCGTTGTCATCAGCACAACCGGGCGATGTGCTGCTGTGCTGTTTTGGTTCATCGGTGCCGAATCATGCCGCCATTTACTGTGGTGATGGCGAGCTGCTGCACCATATTCCTGAACAACTGAGCAAACGAGAGAGGTATACCGACAAATGGCAGCGACGCACACACTCCCTCTGGCGTCACCGGGCATGGCACGCATCTGCCTTTACGGGGATTTACAACGATTTGGCCGCCGCATCGATCTTCGTGTGAAAACGGGGGCTGAAGCTATCCGGGCGCTGGCCACACAGCTCCCGGCGTTTCGTCAGAAACTGAGCGACGGCTGGTATCAGGTACGGATTGCCGGACGGGATGTCAGCACGTCCGGATTAACGGCGCAGTTACATGAGACTCTGCCTGATGGCGCTGTGATTCATATTGTTCCCAGAGTCGCCGGGGCCAAGTCAGGTGGCGTATTCCAGATTGTCCTGGGAGCTGCCGCCATTGCCGGATCATTCTTTACTGCCGGAGCCACCCTTGCAGCATGGGGGGCAGCCATTGGGGCCGGTGGTATGACCGGCATCCTGTTTTCTCTCGGTGCCAGTATGGTGCTCGGTGGTGTGGCGCAGATGCTGGCACCGAAAGCCAGAACTCCCCGTACACAGACAACGGATAACGGCAAACAGAACACCTATTTCTCCTCACTGGATAACATGGTTGCCCAGGGCAATGTTCTGCCGGTTCTGTACGGTGAAATGCGCGTGGGGTCACGCGTGGTTTCTCAGGAGATCAGCACGGCAGACGAAGGGGATGGTGGTCAGGTTGTGGTGATTGGTCGCTGATGCAAAATGTTTTATGTGAAACCGCCTCCGGGCGGTTTTATCGTTTATGGAGCATGACGAATGGGTAAAGGCAGCAGTAAGGGGCATACCCCGCGCGAAGCGAAGGACAACCTGAAGTCCACGCAGCTGCTGAGTGTGATCGATGCCATCAGCGAAGGGCCGGTTGAAGGTCCGGTGGATGGATTAAAAAGCGTGCTGCTGAACAGCACGCCGGTGCTGGACACTGAGGGGAATACCAACATATCCGGTGTCACGGTGGTGTTCCGTGCCGGTGAGCAGGAGCAGACACCGCCGGAGGGGTTTGAATCCTCCGGCTCCGAGACGGTGCTCGGTACAGAAGTGAAATATGACACGCCGATCACCCGGACCATCACGTCGGCAAACATTGACCGTCTGCGTTTTACTTTCGGCGTGCAGACACTGGTGGAAACCACCTCAAAGGGGGACAGGAATCCGTCGGAAGTCCGCCTGCTGGTTCAGATACAGCGTAACGGTGGCTGGGTGACGGAAAAAGACATCACCATTAAGGGCAAAACCACCTCGCAGTATCTGGCCTCGGTGGTGGTGGGAAACCTGCCGCCGCGCCCGTTTAATATCCGGATGCGCAGGATGACGCCGGACAGCACCACAGACCAGCTGCAGAACAAAACGCTCTGGTCGTCATACACCGAAATCATCGATGTGAAACAGTGCTACCCGAACACGGCACTGGTCGGCGTGCAGGTGGACTCGGAACAGTTCGGCAGTCAGCAGGTGAGCCGTAATTATCATCTTCGCGGGCGCATTCTGCAGGTGCCGTCGAACTATAACCCGCAGACGCGGCAATACAGCGGTATCTGGGACGGAACGTTTAAGCCAGCATACAGCAACAACATGGCCTGGTGTCTGTGGGATATGCTGACCCATCCGCGCTACGGCATGGGGAAGCGTCTCGGTGCGGCGGATGTGGACAAATGGGCGCTGTATGTCATCGGCCAGAATTGCGACCAGTCGGTGCCGGATGGCTTTGGTGGCACGGAGCCGCGCATCACCTGTAATGCCTGGCTGACCACACAGCGTAAGGCGTGGGATGTTCTCAGTGATTTCTGCTCGGCGATGCGCTGTATGCCGGTATGGAACGGGCAGACGCTGACGTTCGTGCAGGACCGACCATCAGATAAGGTGTGGACCTATAACCGCAGTAATGTGGTGATGCCGGATGATGGCGCGCCGTTCCGCTACAGCTTCAGCGCCCTGAAGGACCGCCATAATGCCGTTGAGGTGAACTGGATTGACCCGGATAACGGCTGGGAGACGGCGACAGAGCTTGTTGAAGATACGCAGGCCATTGCCCGTTACGGTCGTAACGTCACGAAGATGGATGCCTTTGGCTGTACCAGCCGGGGGCAGGCGCACCGCGCCGGGCTGTGGCTGATTAAAACGGAACTGCTGGAAACGCAGACCGTGGACTTCAGCGTGGGTGCGGAAGGGCTTCGCCATGTACCGGGGGATGTCATTGAAATCTGCGATGATGACTATGCGGGTATCAGCATCGGCGGGCGCGTGCTGGCGGTGAACAGCCAGACCCGGACGCTGACGCTCGACCGTGAAATCACGCTGCCATCCTCCGGTACCACGCTGATAAGCCTGGTTGACGGAAGTGGCAATCCGGTCAGCGTGGAGGTCCAGTCCGTCACCGACGGCGTGAAGGTAAAAGTGAGCCGTGTTCCTGACGGCGTTGCCGGATACAGCGTGTGGGGGCTGAAGCTGCCGACGCTGCGCCAGCGCCTGTTCCGCTGCGTGAGTATCCGTGAGAACGACGACGGCACGTATGCCATCACCGCCGTGCAGCATGTACCGGAAAAAGAAGCCATCGTGGATAACGGGGCGCACTTTGACGGCGACCAGAGCGGCACGGTGAATGGTGTCACGCCGCCAGCAGTGCAGCACCTGACTGCCGAAGTCACCGCAGACAGCGGGGAGTATCAGGTACTGGCCCGCTGGGACACGCCGAAGGTGGTGAAGGGCGTAAGTTTCATGCTTCGCCTGACCGTGGCAGCGGATGACGGCAGTGAGCGGCTGGTCAGCACAGCCCGGACGGCGGAAACCACATACCGCTTCACACAACTGGCGCTGGGGAACTACAGGCTGACAGTCCGGGCAGTAAATGCGTGGGGGCAGCAGGGCGATCCGGCATCGGTATCGTTCCGGATTGCCACACCGGCAGCGCCGTCGCAGATTGAGCTGACACCGGGGTATTTTCAGATAACCGCCACGCCGCATCTTGCGGTTTATGATCCGACGGTACAGTTTGAGTTCTGGTTCTCGGAAAAGCGGATTGCGGATATCAGGCAGGTTGAAACCACAGCACGCTATCTTGGCACGGCGCTGTACTGGATAGCCGCCAGTATCAATATCAAACCGGGCCATGATTATTATTTTTACATCCGCAGTGTGAACACCGTTGGCAAATCGGCATTTGTGGAGGCTGTTGGCCAGCCGAGTGATGATGCATCCGGCTATCTGAATTTTTTCAAAGGAGAGATAGGGAAAACCCATCTGGCTCAGGAGTTGTGGACGCAGATTGATAACGGTCAGCTTGCGCCTGACCTGGCTGAAATCAGGACGTCCATTACGGGTGTCAGCAATGAAATCACGCAGACCGTCAATAAGAAACTGGAAGACCAGAGTGCAGCGATCCAGCAGATACAGAAGGTTCAGGTTGATACAAATAATAACCTGAACAGCATGTGGGCTGTGAAGCTGCAGCAGATGCAGGACGGACGCCTTTATATCGCGGGTATTGGTGCCGGTATTGAGAATACTCCTGACGGTATGCAGAGTCAGGTGCTGCTGGCGGCGGACAGGATTGCGATGATTAATCCTGCGAATGGCAACACAAAGCCGATGTTTGTTGGGCAGGGCGATCAGATATTCATGAACGAAGTGTTCCTGAAATATCTGACGGCTCCCACCATTACCAGCGGTGGCAATCCCCCAACGTTTTCACTGACACCTGATGGTCGACTTTCTGCGAAAAATGCGGATATCAGCGGTAACGTGAACGCGAACTCCGGGACGCTCAACAACGTCACGATTAATCAGAACTGTCGGATTCTGGGAAAACTGTCAGCTAACCAGATTGAAGGTGATATTGTCAAAACGGTGGGAAAAGCCTTTCCGAGAAATGGCAGTTATGCCAGCGGTACAATAACGGTCACTGTGTACGATGACCAGGCTTTTGACCGTCAGATAGTAGTCCCCCCCGTTCTGTTTCGTGGGGGTAAGCATGAAAACTTCAACAGCAACAACCAACAGTCATACTGGTATTCAACCTGTAAGCTGCAGGTACTGAAGAACGGACAGGAAATCTTTCAGCAACCCGCGACGGATGTCAGCAGGGTATTTTCATCAGTCATTGATATGCCTGCCGGACACGGCCATGTCACCCTGACTTTCAATGTTTCTTCATATGGTGCTAATAACTGGACGCCAACGACCAGTATCAGCGACCTTCTTGTTGTTGTGATGAAGAAATCTACAGCCGGTATCAGTATCAGTTGAATTTTATAACCCAGATACGGGCGCCAGAAATGGCGCCTTTTTTATTTGTGGAGTGAATATGGCAGTACAGATTTCAGGCGTGCTGAAAGACGGTGCAGGAAAACCGATACAGAACTGCACCATTCAGCTCAAAGCAAAACGTAACAGCACCACGGTTGTGGTGAACACGGTGGCCTCAGAAAATCCGGATGAAGCCGGACGTTACAGCATGGATGTCGAGTATGGCCAGTACAGCGTTATCCTGCTGGTTGAAGGTTTTCCGCCTTCACATGCCGGGGCTATCACCGTGTATGAGGATTCTAAGCCGGGGACATTGAATGATTTTCTGGGCGCTGCAACAGAAGATGATGTTCGTCCGGAGGCACTGTATCGTTTTGAAAAGATGGTGGAAGAGGTGGCACGCAACGCTGAAGCCGCCTCTCAGAGCGCAGCGGCAGCAAAGAAATCAGAAACAGCAGCGGCATCGTCCAGGAATGCGGCGAAAACATCAGAGACGAATGCAGGTAACAGCGCGAAAGCGGCAGCTTCTTCAAAAACAGCCGCACAAAACGCAGCAACAGCGGCAGAACGTTCAGAGACAAATGCCCGTGCGTCAGAAGAAGCCTCCGCAGACAGTGAAGAGGCTTCCCGCCGTAATGCAGAGTCAGCCGCTGAAAATGCCGGAGTCGCCACCACAAAAGCGCGGGAGGCCGCAGCAGACGCAACAAAGGCCGGGCAGAAAAAGGATGAGGCTCTGTCGGCAGCGACACGGGCTGAAAAGGCGGCAGACCGCGCAGAAGTCGCAGCGGAAGTGACTGCAGAGCCCTATGCGAATATAGTGCCGCCGCTGCCTGATGTGTGGATACCGTTTAACGATTCACTGGATATGATTGCGGGTTTTTCTCCGGGCTATAAAAAAATAGCTATTGGTGACGATGTGGTTCAGGTCGCCAGTGATAAACAGGTTAATTTCAGTCGCGCATCAACGGCAACATATATCAACAAATCTGGCGAACTGAAAACGGCGGAAATTAATGAGCCGCGATTTGAGTGTGATGGCCTGCTTATTGAGGGACAAAGAACGAACTACATGCTCAATTCGGAAAGTCCAGCCAGCTGGGGGAAGTCATCAAACATGGATGTGCCCGAAACCGGGACGGATAGTTTTGGTTTTACTTATGGAAAGTTTGTCTGCAACGATTCTCTGGTTGGGCAAACTTCGGCTATTAATATGGCATCAATTGCTGCAACAAAGTCAGTTGATGTCTCAGGCGATAACAAGTACGTGACAACCTCATGCCGTTTTAAAACAGAACGACAGGTAAGGTTACGTATACGGTTTGATAAGTATGATGGTAGTGCAACAACTTTTCTTGGCGATGCGTACATTGATACGCAAACGCTTGAAATTAATATGACAGGTGGTGCTGCCGGCAGAATTACGGCACGAGTCAGGAAGGATAAGACCACAGGCTGGATTTTTGCAGAGGCAACGATTCAGGCAATTGATGGTGAGTTAAAAATAGGCTCTCAGATACAGTATTCTCCTGAGCAGGGTGGGGCAACAGTATCTGGTGACTATATTTATCTTGCCACCCCACAAGTAGAGAATGGGCCGTGTGTATCATCATTTATTATTTCAGGAGGCAGCGCAACGACAAGAGCCAGTGATTTGGTTAGTATCCCCACCAGAAATAATCTTTATAAGTTACCATTTACTTTTTTACTTGAGATTCATAAAAACTGGGATATTGCACCAAACGCCGCACCCCGCGTGTGGGATATAGCAGCAGCCAATACCGGGCAATCAGCAATTGCAGCAATCAACAGAGGTAGTGATAAGTTATATATGAGTCTGTCAAACCCTTCAGGCTCGTATGTTAATAGCGCAGCGACAGATGTATTTGCAGAGAAAACCACATTTGGATGTATTGCAAAAGCTGATGGTCACTTTCATGTGGTGACAAATGGTAAAGCGGTTAATGAAGTTTATTGTGAATATAATGGCGTGACCGCTGATAAAAATATCCGATTTGGAGGGCAGACGAATACTGGAGAACGACATCTGTTTGGCCATATTCGCAATTTCCGCATATGGCATAAAGAATTAAATGACAGGCAATTAAAAGAGGTCGTATGAAAGATTTAACTTTGAAGTTTCATGACAAACTGCAGTTTAAGGCCTTCCTGTCATCTCTTGGCTGGGCGGAAGATGAAGACCTCCAGAATAAACTGTTAGTTGATGAAATTGGTTTCACCTACACAGAAACAGGGGTAACAGAAGAGGGAGAACCTGTCTGTATCCGGAATGATGGTTATTTTGTCAACATTCGCATTCTTGATGACTTGTTTGATGTTTCTGTATTCTCTGATTATGTCGTGGAGCTGGAAACACCGCTTCGGGAATGGAGCTGAAAGGAGGAAATAATGGATATAAGCCCCTTACTTCATGCACTTTGTGCTGTGGCTGCGCAGATACTGGTTGGTCTTTTTACCGGAAACTGGGCTTACGGAGCGATAGCCGGTTGTACGTTCTTCATTGCGCGTGAACATACCCAGGCAGAATATCGCTGGATTGAAATGTTCGGGCATGGCAAGCGAATGAATATGCCGTGGTGGGGCGGTTTTGATCCGCGTGCTTGGGATGTGGCAAGCCTGATGGATTTTGCTGTGCCGGTGGTGGCGTGTCTGCTGGTCTGGCTGTTGGTTAATCGTGGGTGA